GTATTTCCTGTTGGTCCAGTATTTCCTGTTGGTCCAGTATTTCCTGTTGGTCCAGTATTTCCTGTTGGTCCAGTATTTCCTGTTGGTCCAGTATTTCCTGTTGGTCCAGTATTTCCTGTTGGTCCAGTATTTCCTGTATTTCCTGTTGGTCCTGTATTTCCTGTTGGTCCAGTATTTCCTGTTGGTCCAGTATTTCCTGTTGGTCCAGTATTTCCTGTTGGTCCAGTATTTCCAGTATTTCCTGTTGGTCCAGTATTTCCTGTTGGTCCAGTATTTCCTGTTGGTCCAGTATTTCCTGTATTTCCTGTTGGTCCAGTATTTCCTGTTGGTCCTGTATTTCCGGTTGGTCCTGTATTTCCGGTTGGTCCTGTATCTCCAGTATCTCCAGTTGGTCCTGTTGGTCCAGTATCTCCAGTTGGTCCTGTATCTCCAGTATCTCCAGTTGGTCCTGTATTTCCAGTATCTCCAGTTGGTCCTGTATCTCCAGTATCTCCAGTTGGTCCTGTATCTCCAGTATCTCCAGTTGGTCCTGTATGACCGGTTGTTCCAGTCCATCCTCGCGCACCAATTCCTCCAACACCAGCAGGTCCTGTTGGTCCTTGAGAACCTTGAGTTTTTAAATTGCAACATTTTTGTGCACCTAAATATTGTGGATTATTAGCATAATATCTTGACATTATATTATATATAATAATTTATTATAATTATTATATATTTTAACTTAAAAAGGTTATTTTTTATTTTAACTTAAAAAGGTTATTTTTTATTTTATTAATTTTACAATTTTTAATACAACAATAAAGAATCAATATATTTTTTATCATAAATGCCTATTCTAGTTGTTCTATCCCATGTGCTATAATTAATCAATACTCTCTCATCTTCAACAACAATGCTTAAACAAAATTCAATTGGTTCTCCTTCAAATTTAAATGGCGCCGAATAACGCAATAAATTCATATTTAAATCAAATACAGATATTATATGATAATAATGTCTTGGGGATTCATACGAAACAATGTGATTAACAAACCATATTTCAGATTCTATAATATTAATTTGAATATTGCTGTTATTATCATCTTTATTTTTTTTAGTATAAACAAATCCACCACTTGAACCTCTTACTCGAGAGAATGCTTTCGGCATATTTTTTTGTTCAACAATGGTTAGGTTATTATTTTCAAGAGTACAAATTGTCAAAGGATGCCACTCATAAATGACGTGAGTTTTGTTTTTATAATCTACAAAAACCCAATTTTTTTCACAAGACGTCTTCTTAAAACTTTGTTTTAATTCGTTTATTTCAAATTTCTTTTGGTTTAAATCATATTCTCCTGAAACAATGCCAATTTGATTATTTGAGTGATATCCAGTACCAATATATAAAAGCTTATTTTTGTAATTGTCAAAATAAATTTTAACATCTTCAACACCAATATATAATCTATCATCAAATGCTAAATCCAGCCATTCTTCTTTTATTGTGCTAAAATTATTGTCAAATTCTATAAATTTATTAACCGATGTAATGTGTTTTCCACAAATTGTATAACTACCATTTTTGTCAACATTATAATTAACATACCTTATATTACAAAAATATCCATCATTATTTGGGTTTTTAATTAAACAACTAGATGAAGACGTAAATGTAAGATTCTCTCCATTTACAGGTGAAATAATATTGTTATCAGCCTTTAATACAGATTTTTGTTGAAGTATTTGTTTATAAAATTTCATATTTGATAAAATATTATTCAAATCAGAATTATCATCAGTGTTATTAAAAATATGAACAATTTCATTATTAATATTGTTTATTCCACAATAAGAAGCAAATATAGTATATTCATAATATATTTTATGAGAATAAACATTGTTATGTAAAAATAAATAAGAATCTTTATTTTCATTTTTATTAAGAATTTCTTTAGCTACTTTATAAAAAAGCATACATAATTTATGTTTTGAAATTATTCTATAATGTTTAATTATTTCATATATCCCTTCGAGGCGTTCAGGATAATAATTATAGCCCTCTAACCAATAAAATAACGCATCCGAAAATTTATTACTATTTTTTAAACATAGTCCAATTCTATAATAACTATACCAAATTTCTTCTCTCCAACCACCAATTTCAATACGCTTTTTATAAATATCAATAGCTTCATCAAAACGCCCTAAATCATGATAACTATTTGCTAAATAAAAATAATAACGTCCATTATTTGGCTCTTCTTTAATGCCGTCTAATAATAACATAATATCGCGTTCAAATTTGTCTTTTTTAGAGCCTCCATCACCAATATCTCTGATAAATATATCTTTTTTAGAGAAAGAACACATACGATTGTTTGGTGGAACATTAATATATTCATGAGTGAACCCAACATATTTATATAAACCAGTATTTTTAACTATTCTTACATTTTGATAAGAAAAAGAGTCATTTCCTTGAAGAATATGAAAGCTATCTGCGGTGTGAAGTACATTTTTATCAAAATTATTAATTTCAATAATCATATCAGCATCAACTAACAATACATAATCAGATAATCCAAAACATGCTTGTAAAGCAAAATTTCGATTATGTGAAAAGTTTTTAAAAGGTTCAGTAACAATCTTTCCTGGTAACCCTTTTTCTTTAAAATATTCTTTTATAATTTCAACAGTATTATCAGTTGACCCTGTATCACAAATACAGTAAGAGTCGATTATTGGTATGACGGAATCAAATAATCTTTTAATTATTTGACTTTCATTTTTTACAATCATATTTAAACACAACGTAGGTTTTTTTATAAGTTCCACCAGGTCCATTAATATATAACATAAATAAAAAGTATTTAAATTAAAAATATATTATATTATAATTATATTATATTATAATTATAAAATGGCATTTACAAGATTTAAATATGATGAATGTAGAACGAAAAAATCATTACAACAAGCAACCGACCCAGGGAAATGGATTTTAAATGTTCCTGGAAATGGTGATAAACCCTGTTATATGGAAGACCCCTATATTATTCCTCAAAAATGGGGAGGAAATTTAAGGACAAACACAGTCAATTTAGAAAGCGATTTAAGAGGAGTAAATAGAGTTTTAACGAGAGATTGTTTAGGAAAAAATGAATATCAAAAATTTGACGTGCCAAATGAAGCCATTCAATATCCAAGTTGTTCTCAATTAACAACTCAGCAATCAAGAGCGACAAATCCAGCATGGTGGTATAGAGATGTGGAACAAACCGACTGGCAATATCCGCCTTTAAATCCTCAGGTAAATACGTGTTTTCCTTTCCAAAATAATTTAAGTACCAGAATTTTAGAAAAAGACTACTTCACACCAAAGAGAGATTGCGTCATGAGCGAAACTAAAAATATGTTGCCGAGTAGTTATAATTTAATACGAGGAAATTATGTAGGTGGTCCAGTTACATGTGCACAAACAAATTCATGTCAACAAATTTAGATAAAACAAATTAAACACTTTTTTAATATATAATGTGATATGTATTACTAATTTATTTTCTAATAAGTATAACAATCTCTTTTAAGAATTTTTCTTTAATTTCCTCAATGCTAATCTTTAATGAAATATATTCTAATATTTGTTTTTTATATACTCCAATTAATAAATAACCCATTCCTTTTTGTTTTTGAGACAAGTTTATTTGTTTGTTATTATAAACAAATTGATATAATTCATCACGAACAAAATTATAATTCATCCTATATAGTTAGTTACTTTAATAATATTTCGCGCATTTTGTTTCAATTTTAAATATTTAAATGTTTAAAATATTCAAATATTTAAATGTATAAAATAAACGCACCTAAATTATTCATCCAATTCACACTCGTCACCATCATCATCATAAACGATTTTATCGACAATTCCGGTGGCATTTTCTTTAATATATTTTTCAATATATCTATAAATGCGGTTAATATCTAATTTTCCAATTTCACAACTATCAAGAAGATTAACAATTTCAGAAGTTTCATTATTATTACCAAGTTCAATAAAAAACCCAAACAAATCTTTTTTATCCATACCTAGCTTCTGACATAACTTTTGAATAAATAATGAATTATTATATTCCGTTGAATATTTGGTCAACACTTTTGTAAATCTAACTTCAGTTAGATTACATTTTATTTGATTATTAAACATTTCGTGATATAATTTGTGATTTTTAAATGTTTTAATTAAAGAACTCATTTCATTAAATTGCCAAATCTGTTTTTGGAATGTAATTCTATCAATATAATCAGCAAAACATATATTATCAAGCTGTGAAATATAAAAAGGGATGGATTGTTTTTTATCAAGATTTTCTATAACATCAATAATATTTTCATGCCATAATAGTCCAACACTGGTTCGGTCTGTTTCATTCATAATATGATTATGTTCATTAATAAGAAAAGATTCGTTAATAAGTTTGTTTGTAATTTTTTTAGTATCATCATTATAAGATTTAATTTGAAAAATATCATTTATAATTTCACTTGTAAAAAGGTCCGGTTTATTTTTATTAAAATTATACATTTTATTTAGTTTTCTTAAATCGCCTTGAATATAATCAACAAGATTTGTTTGAATATCGCAAGAAATAGAAGGAATTAAATTATCAATAATATTGGAAATTTCTAGTTTAGTTGGCGTTTTAAGGTCAATCGTATTGCAGACCTTCATAAGTTCTTTAATTTTTTTATCAACACGATAATTTCCAATACATATAATAGGATTCATGGAAACTTCTTCTAATTTTTGTTTCTTTGTCTTTTTTGGTCTTATAAGCTTAATTAGTGAATTAATCCCACCCTTGTCACCATTATTCATACCATCAATTTCATCCATTATAATTGCGATTTTTTTTATTTCCTTATTAAATAAGCTCATAATATTTTTGTCAGACATATTATGTTTAGTTATATCTTCAATTACAGAGGCGTTTCTAATATCACCTGCGTCATATCTAATAATGTCATAATTTAATTCCTTGAGAATATTGGTAACAAAAGTGGTTTTTCCACTACCCGGGTCACCATAGACATAAATGCCTTTTTTAAACAAACAATTTTTTTTATTAAGTTCAAATTCTTTTAAAATATTTTTAATGCTTTTTTCTTGCTGTTCTCTATTAAGAATTTTATTAAGATTTAATTCATCCATTTTATATATTTAACAACATTCTTTTTATGTAGGTTTTTACATAAATCACGTTTTAATAAAAAATCTAATAATATAAGCAGGCATTGTTGAGAATCGTGTTCAATACAAAAATGCATAACAAAATAAACATAATTATTGAAAACCATATTTTTGTATCTGTATTGTTTGTTTTTAAGCCATAAATCAAAATTCTCTCCAATTATTCTTTCAAAAACAAATAAATTATCTCGTTCAATTGTATTACGAATATACTTATCATATAAGTGTAAAGGTATAGATTGTCTAATTGTATAATGGTATAAATCGTAAAATTTTTTATTAACAAAAACAAGTTTTTTCGGATTTATAAATTCTTGAATTAAATCAATAATATAATCAGGTAAGTCATAAATTTGTTTCATTATAAATATATATGTTATAATGTATTTATAATGTTTTAGTTGACATCTTATCTTTGGGTGATATTTTATTTTAGGATGACATTTTATCTTTGGATGATATTTTATGATATGATAATATTTTAGGTTGATTGCTGACAAGGGTTATTAACACCATATGTTATACCATCCCAAGAAACACCACAATTTTTAGCCCATGTGTATTTAGAACATAATCCATTCGACCCTGTAAATAACGACGTATTAAAATTCATAGTTAAATGGTCCTCTCCATTTTGTGCTTTGCATGTTCCTAAATCTTTAACATTGATACAAGTTGTATTATTTCCTGAACCATCTGTTGTCCAAAAATCAGGACATTCAGGAGTCATTGGCGGCCAAGATTTATTGTCAGTAGCATATCTAAGAGATATACCAATAAAAATAAGCGCAATAATTAAGATAATTATAGCCGCAAAAAGAATAAATTTCTGAAAACTATTCATATAAATTAAACGGATATAATTTTTCTATTTGCTTATTTTATATAAATGAATAAAGCAAATGGACGTATAAATATAAAAACACCTAATACTTCGGCATTATTTCAAATGTATGATAAAATACCTGCGAATCAATGTGTAACATTTAGGAATGCTACAGAAGGACTATGGGACGCAACACCTTTATCACGAGTTTTTTTCTCTCGAGAAAATATTCAAATAATTCAAAATGGAATAAGAGCAGGAGTGTATCATCGTTCAAACGGTCAATATGTAATTGGGTCACAAGATTGCGATTCAATACAAATTATTATGAGAAGTGTATTTTTACAATACTCTGCAAACCAACCAACTAACATTCCACATCAAATCGAAGAACTAAATAAAATCGTATTTAATTATTGCATACAACAAGTATATAGTGAAGCACAGGGTTATATGAAATATGTGGATGATGTAAGCACTTTAGTAGTACCTATTGCACACCCAGTCCAAGCATCAAATAATGATAGACAATTAGAATTAAAAAGTTGGTTTTAGATAAGTAAAATCAATCGTCCTTTAATTTGATAATAAGTTTTTGAATAATTTATTGTCAAAAATATAATAATGTATTGTTTTAATTTAATTGATTGATTGATTGATTGATTGATTGATTGATTGATTGATTGATTGATTGATTGATTGATTGATTGATTGATTGATTGATTGATTGATTGATTGATTGATTGATTGATTGATTGATTGATTGATTTTCACTTATTTACCGATAACAGACAATCTTGCTTGTCGCTTTTCTTCCCAAACAGCAACCATTTGAGGGTCTACGCTACATTTTAAATGTGTCGCATAATCACGAGGCGTGTCATAAAATAATGTATTTGAACCATTCTTGCTCCTACATTCACCAGTTGCCAACATAACCTTAAAAAACAAATCTTCGTCTTTTGAACCAACTAAATAATTCGAATAATCCCCTGTTTCTGGATTCCTTATATGATTACCTGTTCCACTTGAAGTATAAATTTCAATTCTCTTCTTCTTATATTTCTTATTTTTTGATATTTCTGTTTCTGTTCTGTAAATAACATTATATCCTTTATCCATGCGTTTTGCGTTCTCAATCATTTTATCCATATAATTGTTATGTTCACTACCATCAAAATCATTACAATATGAAACGCTATAATAATCTTCTTGAAACATTGTATATACTACTTAATGTAATATATATACACTATATTTGTCTTTAAGTCCTTTATATACAATCTATTTTGTTTGTTTCTTCTTCTTTCCGTTTTTCCAATTGGGAAGCAATAAATTGTCTTATTTTATTGTTTAAATATTCAATTTGTTCTTTTAAATGATTGTTTTCAAATGTTAGCTGTTGTATAATCATTGTTTGTTCATTTATTTTTTGTTCATTTTTTTGTTCATTGTTTATTGATAATTTATTTATTGTTTCTGCATAAGATTTTTGTTGTTTTATCATTTCTTGAATTTGTTTTTCACGCTCTATTTTTATTGTTGCTAATTGTTTTATAACATCTGGTTTATTAGACGGATTACCTGGTTCATACTTATCAAGCAATTCATCAATATCTTCCATAAAAAATTTTAATACATCTGGTTCTTTAACAAAATCTTTTGGCAATAACACCGTTTCGTGTATATTTGGATTTGGAGTTTGTTTTAATAATTCTTTTTTATCAAATGAATTATGATTATGCGAAAATACTAAAATAGATTTAAGCGTTTCTAATTGAACGAATGGAATTGTATAATTTTTTAGGAATTTTTTCTCTTCAGCAACAGACGAATCTTCATCAAATCTTGTTAATTTTAACAATTCGCGTTTAAACGCGAAAGTAGCAGCAGTTGCGTGAGTTTGTGAATATGGACCAAATAATAACATTTTATTTATATGTTTAAAATAAATAAACATGTCACTTGAACCAGCACATAAAGCTTTACTTTCCATTAATTTGGTTACAGCATGACTTACTCTATCCGCAGGATAATAATCATCATCATCCATATAAACAATAATATCACCTTTTGATTTTTCATTTGTTATATTTCTTTTTTTTCCAAGCGTCATTTTTGTATCATATTTAAAATATTTCACATATGGTAGATGTGCAACCAAGTCTTCTATTTTATCCGTTCCATCATCAACTATAATCCATTCCATTTTATTTATTGGATAAGTTTGATTTTCAAAACATTTTATTATTATTGGAATAAAAGGACGTCTGTTAAAAGTTGGAGTACATACGCTTACAAAAGGCATTTTAGACGATTTTACTTTATTTTTGCCCATTTTATTACTTACTATGTATTATTTAAGTAATATTATATTTTAATTTATATTTTAATTTATATTTTAATTTTGGAATATTTTAATTTTGGAATATTTTAATTTTGGAATATTTTAATTTTGGAATATTTTAATTTTGGAATATTTTAATTTTGGAATATTTTAATTTTGGAATATTTTAGAATATTTTAATTTTGTAAATTATGTCCTATTTTTTTTAATTGTTTCGTTAGGTTGCCTCCCTTTTGTCCAAATGCTAAATTATATAAAAACCCATGTTTATCAGCATTTTTTATAACATTACTACACATTTTTTTTGCTTGTTCATAACTTACGGATGGTGTTAAATTTGTTTCCTTTATTGGACTAAAAATGTTTATACTTATTATTCCCCAATATATGAGTCCAATTATTATTATTGAAATTATTCCAGAAACAACACCTAATTTTGAAAAACCCAATAATACAACAAATATACTAATTGCAATTACAACTGACAACTTGTAATATTTTAAAATTTCTTTAATCATTGAAAACGACATTCCTAGTTTACCACCATTTATCTTTCCCTTATAAAATAAACAAGTAAACGATGTTAAACAAATAATAGAAAAAGGCATAAATGATACAAAAGGAAACCCTATAAAAAACAATATAATAAATAAAATAATCAACCCTATTCCTATACCAAAATTTAAAGGGCTTATTATTGTTACATCTTCCCATTGTGGTTTCCCTTCACCAGACTTATTTGCATTTGTTTTTAAAAACCAACGCATATTTGAAAACCACAAATAAATGAAATATATACCATTCAGTAATACACCAAAAGAAAATAAAAAGGCAACAAAAATTGGACCCAAACCAACAATTACACTTTCAGGTAAACTACTATTAAAAGAATTCATAATTGTATTTATTAATGAATAGTCAAATTGCATTAATGATTCAGCAATTGAAATAAAGTAATTTGCTAAAAAATTGGATGAAGAATTCTCCTTGTATTTTCTGAACATGTCGATAATTTTATGACTTGAATTATATTCATCATATGGAATTTCTAGCTTCATGGACATTTCTGGGTCTGTAAATGTAGCAAAAATGTTTGTATTAATTGGACTTGGATTTATAGTTGGTTTTGCGTTTGTATAAGGACTGCAATTTGGCTCTGTTGGTAATATGTTTGCTTGTGCTAATTTACAAACAAATAAAATTAATGCGCTACTTGAAAAATATAATAAAACTATTATAATTAATGCAATAATAGAAATTACAAAGCCTATTACTTTAGATGCGTAAGTTTCTTCTGAAGGATCTTGTTCTTTTTTTTCATCAATAGCGCTCGTATCATTAGTATCTGACATTGCTTATAATAAATTGATATAAAAAATTTAATATCAATTTATTATATGAAATTGTATTTTAATTCTTTGTTTTTACCATTAATAGCAATAATTCTGTTATATGTTATTTTCCAAATGATTCATTATTTAGTCAAAGAAAATTATATTATCGAACGTTTTACAAATATTGACAGTTCAAAAACAAGTCATAGCGTTGATTTACCCTTAAATACAACAAATAGTTGTAAAAATTTTTGTGGACCAAATTCTAGATGCGCTATATCCGGACAACAATGTTTTACTGATATTGATTGTCCAGGTTGTACCCCAGCGACTTCCTCAACGAATCAAAAAACAACATCTCCTGTTCCTGGTTCTAATGATGCCGGAAAATTAACAATTGGTGTAACTCCAACCTATTCATCTTTAACTTCTGGTTATGGAACTAGAGAGAAAGTTATTACAAAAAACATGTATTCCAGTCCAGCACAGGCTAATTTTGGTTATGATACATGGGGTAAATTATTTAATGAAGGACAAGAACTGTTTAATAAACGTTATAAACCAAATGAACTGCAATATATGCCTAAATATCCTCCAATGTATAGCATAACAGGTGAATTTATTGGAGACGGACCTTTACCATCTAATTATTAAGTTTTGTCGATGACCACTTCTTTAGCGATATTTTTTATGATTTTGTCTTGTTTCTCTATGTCATTATCACCTAAACCGCCTATTGCCTCTATTACTAATTTACTATAATGGTCTGAATATTTTGAATCACTATAGTTACAACCTGGATGTAACTCTTGGTATTTTGGTAAAAGTTTTTCATTTTTAAAGGCTACTCGTTTAATAGCTTTACGTAACCGATGTTTTTGTTCGTTTTCTTTTTCCCATTTATCATCATCTTTAATATAAATTATCTCTCTTTTTTTATCAGCACAATGAACCGGTCGCTTATGAATATCCATTGACTTTAATTTTTTTACAATAATGTTTGAAATCCCAGTTACGAAGCCAAGTTTACCTACTTCTTCTAAATCAGCTATTTGAAGCTGGAGAGAATCAACAAAATCATTTATATTCATCGCATCCTTGCAGGTTTCATTTAAAAATACATTTAAATTAAATGTTTTATTGTTTGAATTATTATTTATTAATGTATTATTTGTTGTATTCCCACATATTTCTACAATCTTATTCGTAAGCTGTTGGTTATGTTTATATGCTTCATTATTTAAAGAAACTAATTCAGTATTTTGTTTTACGATTTCTAAAACAAGATTTGTTAGTGAATTTATATCTGCAAATTGGTTAGGAGTATTTGCGATTATTTCATTGTTTGTTTGACATTTTGGCGTTTTTTTATGTCGCACCAAACCAGACTGGTGTTTATAAACATTCCCACATTCACAGACGAATTCTGCTGAGGCGTTTTTTTGGCGTTTTTTTTTACCATTTTTACCATTTTCGTTTTTTTGATGTTTTGGTCTCAAGAGGTGTCTTTCCCAATCGCTATTTTTAACGCATATAAAATCACAAAATAAACATTCATATATTTTGGCGTTTTTTGGCGTTTTTTTGTTATCATCCATTTATCTTTAATGATAAAAAAAAACGCCTAAATCGTTTTTCAAAAATATATATAAAAAATTATGCTCTCATATTTTTACCAATTTTTTTAGAGATGTGACGCTAATTTTTTTTTATGGTCACAAGTGGTTGATTTTACATAAAGTATTTTGGTTTTTTAAAAATGGACAAAAATAAATGTCCAAAAATCGAAAACCAAAATACTTTGCATTTTTCAAATGTTGTAAATTTTCTTTAAGTTCGTTTCAAATATATTATAATTTTGATATTGATATTGATATTGAGGGATTTATTTGCGTAGTTTTATTTTCTTATTTTCTTAATTTATTATATGAGTAAAAGTGAATATAAAATATTTAACAATAGTGACAAATTAATAGTTTGTTTTGGTGGAATGGCGCTACAATTTGGAGGAATACTTCCATTTGAATTTTTAAATTATTTAGTATCTATATATACTGAATTTGATTTATTATTTTATATAGATCAAAATCAATGTTGGTATCATAAAGGAATACGGGACATTACAAATAATATTGATTGTACTATTTTACATTTAAATCAAATTATTAAAGATGGAAATTACAAAAAAGTAATATTTATGGGAACATCTGCTGGCGGTTATGCGTCTATTTTATTTGGGTCATTATGTGATAATGTAAATAATGTTATTAGTTTTATTCCACAGACAATACTTAATAATCCAATAGATTTAAAATATTCAAACTTAAAAAATATAATAAATAAAAATACAAAATACATTCTGTGCGGTGATACAAGCATTCAAGATAAAAATGATAGTCATCATATTCTACATTGTGAAAATATAGAATGTTTTTCAAATGTAAAAATAATTAAGACTGAGGGAGTGAATATGAAACAATTAAGAGATAATGGTTCTATAAAAAAAATAATTGATGACATTTTGTTTGAAGTTTAAAATATTATAAATAATCGGTGTTTTACACCTTTTAACATTTTATCAACATTTCCATCTTTTTTATATCTTTCAACCCAATGCATTAAACTTCTTGAATCGCACTTAAAAATTTTACAAACTTTTTATTGTGTTTTATCTTCAACTAAATAATAATTTGCAGCAATCTTATAATCATTACTTTTACGAGTAGTTATTATAATAATGGTTTATTCTTTTATAAAAAATTGAATAATACTAAAAGCAATATTACAAACAATACGCTAAAAATGGAATTATCTAAAAAGGAACTTTTACTTGAATGTGATAAATTGGGAATAACTAAATGTAAGTCAAAATGTAAAGATGAACTATTAAAATTAATTAACGCAAAAAATGATACTCATATAAATAATTCAACAAATGTTTTGGTTAAGATTAAGGATACCGATACATCATCATTTGTTCACACCACTAATATATCACCGCTTAGATATCCAGGTGGAAAAACAAGAGCATGTAAAATTATTGATGATGTTATTTTACAGCATTTTGATATAACTTGTTTTGATACAATTATTTCTCCTTTCTTTGGAGGAGGTTCACTTGAGTTTTATTTACAGAACAAATATGGTTTAAAGTTAATAGTAAATGACAAATTTACACCATTATATAATTTTTGGAGACAAGTTAAATTAAACAAAACTATACTTTGTGAAGAGTTAAGAAAAATCAAGTCGGTTTCAAAAGAACAATTTATGGCTTATAGAAATACAATTATGGATTTAAAAGATAACATATTACAACAATCAATTCAATATTTTATTATAAATAGATGTTCATTTAGTGGGTCAACTTTGTCAGGAGGATTTTCAGAAGAAGCCAGTAGTAAAAGATTTACTCCATCATCAATAAATAAAATAGAAGCGCTTGATTTTACGAATATTGAAATATACAATAATGATTTTTATGATTTTATAAATAATTTAACTAACGATAAAATATTAATATTTTTAGATCCTCCATATTATTTAGAAAGTAAATCAAAGCTATATGGAAATAATGGAGATATGCACGAAGGGTTTAATCATAAATTATTATTTGATTTGTTAAATACAAAAAAAAACTGGATTGTTACATATAACAATTGCCAGCATATTAGAGAGATGTATAAAGATTATATAATAATAGATGTAAATTGGAGTTATGGAATGAACACTACTAAAGCATCCTCGGAAATTGTTATTATTTCCAAATAATTTAATCATCATAACTTAAATTTAATGGTAATTTTATATGACTATCTAAACTATACTCACTGTTTATTAAATTTTTAATATTTTTAGGTTGACACGCAATCGTAACAGATAATTTACAAAACCCCTTTTTATTTTTTTTTTCGTGTATTTTAGTTCTTACTCTTAATCTCTGTTCGCATATAAAGGCAGGAACTTTAAAATCACATATATCATTTCCTAAATGATATAAACCTTTTTCAGATATTTGCATATACGAACAATTCTTTTCACCATATAGCTTCATTATAGTATCATTTGGACAATCAATATAACTATCGTTGTAATCTGTTGTTTCTTTTTTTGTCTTTACCCATTCTTCGTGCGTTATGTCTTTTAACATAAAAGGGGGTATATTTCCATTAAATAATGTAATTGTTGAAATGAGTTCTTCAAACACTTTTTTTGAAGCTTCTGGTATTTTATTTTTTGAACTTCCTATCCATTTGTTATTTACATTATCATATTTTAAAGAACACTGCATCCAATCTGGTGTTTTTAATTTTTTTATTTCAATTGATATATCTCTTTCTGATAACATATTACATTCTATGTCGTTTTTAGAACTACAACCACCCAACTCATCTTCATTTTGTGTATTAAAATTATTTCCATTTAATTTACTATTTTTAACTATATTATAAACTTGTAATTCATATTTTTTTCCGTTAATAGAACATCCAGAACCTTTTTCGGTCATTTCTTGCAATAATATGATATACTTACATTTAAGTTTTTGATCACAATTTTTTTATATATTCAATAAAAATAAATATAAAAAGTTTGTCTCAAATCGTCGTTTTTTATGTAGCATATAAAAGACCAGCATTTCCACCGATAAATATTACCATATTTACTCTCTCTTCTATTAAATACATATTAAAATTGTAATCATAAATTCTCCATGTTGGTTTGTTTATGCCTATTATATCGCCTGTATTTGGGTCGCAAATTGTTAAAACTTGAGCATAAGGGTCCGCAGGAGGGGTTATGGTTGTAAATTCCATCTGTATATTTGTAAATCTACTCATATTCATCGCACCAGATGGCTGTGTTTTAAATGGATCGGTATCCAAACAAAAATTGTAACAATATAAACCAGGAGGAGCAAATCCTGCCGTTCTTACATATTTTTCTACAAAATTATACACACCAACCGGCAAAATATTCTCTCTATATTGTCCATCTAATGATATTCCCATTGCTATTAAAATATCTTTTAAATTTTGAGGATTATAAACACCTGTATAATATAACCCAGATAATGTTCCGTCTGGATTTAATCCTGGACCTAATTGAGATGGTCCACCTGGATTTGGATTTGGGTTTGGAATATCCCCAGCAGTTGATGCCGGCACTACATCTTGAGGCATATATTCATATGGCCAATTCGTATAATTAGACCATTGATTTCTTAAATTCGCATCACTTCGTTGAAAATAAAACATCCAACTAATTACCATACCAAGCGAATCTAAATTAATCTTGTTTGCTCCAGTTACGTTATAATATGGTTTTTCATAAATTTGCTTGATTAAATATTTTTGTTCGTTTTGCGCAAACATTTTGGACTCATCTTGAGAGAGAAAACAATAAGTACAATTTAAATTTAAATCCGCAAACCAGTTGGTTCTTGTGTCTACATAAGATGTTGGTCCTAATGTTTCATCTGGTGGCGTTTGTAAAAATCTATAAAATTGCATATAATATTGATTGAAGTTTGGCGCAACAATCGGATAATTGTTTGTATAATCCATTACATCACGAATTGTAAACCATTGATTTATTGGCTTAAAGGATACACTTATTGACAACTCGTTATATTCAAGAGCTGCCAATGGAAATGCTTGGGTAGAGAGAAGACTAAACCACGAACCAAGTGGAATCCATAATGTTCGTCCCATAATGGATGGCTGTGCACCTGCCGGACTGGTTGTATAATAAGCATTTGGATAAGCATTTACACGAGGTCCCAAATTTGCTGGATCATTTAATTCCGGCACATTGCCAATCATTTCATTAAATAACTCTAATTTTTGACTTTGAAAATCTCTCTGTGCTGAAGCAAGTATATATTGTCCTGAATATTGTTGTAATTGTTGATTACCACAATTAATTGTTATTTTGTTTATGATTTGTGCGCCTAAATTTTTTATCCATTGAAATTCATATGGAGCCCATTCTGTATAGCCAGTTGAACCATCCGGATTTGTGTATTCACGCGGTGGCAAAATTGGCGACCATATATTTGGTAAAGTTACGCAAATATAACAATCCATTAAAAGGTCCGCATATCGTTTTATTTTAAATGTAAACATACTTTCTGCTGTTAAACTTAACGTTGGTGTACCATCATAATCTATTCTAAAATTTTGTTTACCATAATTTGTATACTTTTTATAAGTGCATTTAAAAAATGATTTTTGAGGATTTCCATTTAATATTATATTTTGTTGTCCTACTGATACAAGATTCATTAATCCGCCTGCCATTTAAATATAATATATATACTTTTTTTAATTAAAAATTAGATGATTATATAATTATTAATTGTTAATTGTTAATTGTTAATGTTAATTTTAATAAATTTGAATTTTATTGAAAAATTGTAATTATTATTAAATGATACAAATAAAGCTTTTAGACATGGATTATGTTTAGCATATTCATTATTACTTGATTTACATATTCAATATACATAACTTAAATAAGTTTTATCTCAAACAAAAATTAAAAATAGTATATTATATTAGTATGTCATCAAATTCAGTCGATTTTTTATCACAAATAAAATCTTTAGACGAAGATTTCCAGAGTTATATGATACTAGTATTTATATTTATAATTCTTATAATTTTTTTGGGATATATGATTTATCTTGGCAGATTGGAAAATAGTGAATGCAATTTCATGGGTTCATTATATCCAAGCGTTGATGGTAATTTAAGACCTATTACATCTGGAGACCCAGATTGTAGTGGAAATTTATTTGATTATTATATTAAAACCGCGTATAATTCTTGTAGTGGTGGTTCATACAAGAACGATTTTGTTAATATATGTAATTTAAAATTCATTATTAAACAAGGGGTAAGATGTTTAGATTTTGAAATTTATTCTATTAATGATCAAGCGGTAGTTTCAACAAGTACATCAGATAGTTATTATGTTAAAGAAACCTTTAATTCGGTCAATTTTGCTTCTGTTATGGATACAATTCGAAATTATGCGTTCTCTGGGTCAACTTGCCCAAATCCAACGGATCCAGTTTTAATTCATTTAAGATGTAAAAGCAATAATCAACAAATGTATTCAAATTTAGCAAATATATTCAAGTCAAATACTGATATTATGCTTGGAATGAATTATAGTTATGAAACAGAAGGTAAAAATTTAGGAAATGTTCCCTTAATGTCGCTTCAAAATAAAGTCATTTTAATAATGGACAGAAGTAATCCAGCATTTATAGAAAATGATAATTTGCTTGAATATGTTAATATAACAAGCAATTCAATCTTTATGAGAGAATATAATTACAATAATGTAAAAAATAGTCCTGATATTAATGAATTGACTGAATTTAATAAAAGTGGTATGACAATTGTTATTCCAGATAATGGATCAAATCCAGGTAATCCAAGTGGATTGGGTTGTAGGGCAAGTGGTTGTCAAATGGTGGCAATGAGATATCAATTGGTTGATAATAATCTTATGGAAAATGCCCTATTTTTTGATAGGGCTGGTTATGCGTTTGCTCTTAAACCAGATTATTTAAGATATGAACCGGTTACAATTCCTGTTCCAACTCCTCAATTACCAGAATATTCTTATGCAACTAGAACCGCTTCAACTGATTATTACAGTTTCAACTTTTAAAAAAGTTCTTCATATATTATATGTATGAAAGGTGTAAAAAAATATAAAAACACATTTATTAAACACCCCCTTTTTAATTAATTTAATAAGTTTTCAATATAACCAACTGATAATATTAGCGTCGCTATATAAATACTTTTTTTCAATAATAGATACAATTATGCGAACAACAACTTGATGAGTTGCATCACGACATTTATTGATATCTTCAAATATATCTTTCATTGTAAAATTAGGAATCCAATTATTAGAACATAATATGGATTCACAACAAAAACACTCAATTTTTGTGTATTTTAATAATGAATTTTGAAAGTCTGTGTTTGTAATTCTATGATAAAAATTTATAGGGTTATCATTAATATATACTTTAGGTGGTTTAAAAGGGTAACTATTTGATACAATAAATTGATACTCTTTATTATCAAGTTGATTTTTGAATTTGATACTATATTCACATTCAGGACCATACTCCGGACCACGTTCTTTGATTATTTCAATGCATTCTTCAATACAAACACGCAATTTTGTTAATTGTTTAATTTCTTGTCTAATTCTTTTTTGGACGCAAGTTGAAGTAATAACAGACAATTTTTCTTCCATAATAATTATATTTTATAAGTATTTAAAACAATTATTTATTATTCAATTTTATTTTAATTGAATAATATAAGAATGCCAAAACAAAAAAATATGTGTAAAGATTTATCATTTGCTGATTGTGAATTGGCAATTTTGCGTATGGCATTAGATAAAGCGGAAGAAAAAATGGGAAGACGCGTTGTAAATTCAGATGACGTCCAAAAAATAATAGATATTGTTGAAGACTTTATAAAACAAAAAAAACTAATTTGTTATGGAGGTACAGCAATTAATAATATTTTGCCTGAAGGAGATAGATTTTATAATAAAGAGGTTGAGGTACCTGATTATGATTTTTTCTCTCAAGATTCATTAAATGATGCTAAAGAATTGGCTGACATATATTATAAAAAGGGGTTTGTTGATGTAGAAGCAAAATCAGGACAACATCACGGAACATATAAAGTTTTTGTAAATTATATGGCGGTAGCAGATATAACATATCTTCCAAAAGAAATATATGGCGCGATTAAACAAGACGCAATTAGTGTTGCTGGTATATTATATGCCCCACCAAATTTTTTAAAAATGTATATGTATCTTGAATTATCTAGACCAGCAGGAGATATAAGTAGATGGGAAAAAGTATTAAAAAGACTTGCATTATTGAATAAAAATTATCCATTAACAACCATTAATTGTAATAAAGTAAATTTTCAACGCAAGATGAAAGATGCAGATAGTGAAAATAACATTTATGAAACATTGAAAAATACTTTAATAAATCAAGGAGTTGTATTTTTTGGAGGATTTGCGAATAGTCTATACTCTCAATATATGCCAAAACATTTACAAAAAAAACTAGAAAATGTCGCGGATTTTGATGTTTTATCAAATAATCCAGAAACAACAGCCGAGGTTATTAAAGAACGCCTAGACGACACTGGAGTTAAGAATGTTAAAATAATAAAACAAGCGGCTACTGGAGAGATTGTTCCTGAACACTATGAAATTAAAATTGGTAGTGACTCTGTTCTATTTATTTACAAACCAATTGGGTGTCATAGTTATAATGTGTTGATGATGCATGGTAAGAAAGTTAAAGTAGCTTCTATTGATACGATGTTAAGTTTTTATTTGGCTTTTTTATACGCAGACAAACCTTATTATAATCAATTTATTGATAGAATACTTTGTATGTCGAAATTTCTTTTTGATGTCCAACAAAAAAATAGATTATCACAAAAAGGATTATTAAAACGATTTAGTATAACGTGTTATGGACATCAAGAATCACTTGAAGAAATAAAAGCCGAAAAAGCCGCAAAATATAAAGAATTTAAAAAAACAAATAATACAAAATTATTTGAAGAATGGTTTTTAAGTTATAAACCAGATGAGATTGCAAATAAAAAAACTACAACAAAAACTGGAACAAAAACTGGAACAAAAACTGGAACAAAAACAAAAACACTTAAAAAAAAACAATTAAAAAAACAAAAAACAGGATTTTTTAATATCTATGACTCAAAAAGTAGAAAAAATAAAAAAGATATTTATTGAAATTACAGGGGGTGTTGATTATTCATCGTACAAAACCCTCCAGGACAATCATCTATTGTTTTATTTTGTTTATTTTGTTTATTTTGTTTATTTTTATAAAACATATAAGTAAACACAATAATTAATAAAATTAAAACAATTGCTCCGATATAAATTGCCCCAATATAAATATACGCATTCTCAGCATTATTTATTTCTGGTAAATGCTCTTGTTTTAAAGAAAAAACAGAATCTGTTATATCAACTGAATCGAAATTCATTTATTATAGTACTATTTTACAAATAAATTATTTAAACTTATAAACAATAAGTTTCTAAAAGTGTGCTAAATATATCAAAAGTAATTTTTGACATTAATGTAACAATTATATTGGTATGAAATTCTTTTGGAAAAAGTTTTTTACTATACATCATAATATAAATTGAATATACCAATATACTTTCAAAAAGAATTTTAATCCTATAATTACAATTATTTAAAACATTCCAATCTTCAACAAAACTACACATTGGTGTACTGGTTTTTTTAATAAAAAAAGAATGAATGTCTAATAATCCAGATAATATTCTGTGAAAATTTGTTTTCTCGTTTTTAATATTTAATGCACTGGCAAATTTATCGTACCCAAATAGTTCCATATGTAAAATTTTTTTATTTATTTGTTTTTTAAAAATAAACGCGTTTATTCCATCAATATATTTTTTTTTATAAAGCATATTGTTGTCAATTAGAAAAGGTATGTAACATGATTTAACTATTGTATCTATTATATCATCCACATTTTTATAAGTACATTTTACAATTTTTTTATGAGTTTTAATATTATTATAACAAATAAACAATTTGTTATTTATTTTCAAACATATATCTTTTGGTATTCTTCCAAGCAAGTGCAACTTAAGCGATTTAATCACATTTAATGTATACTTTTTCTTAAATTCTTGTTTAACTAGTTCATATAGTATAGGCATTAAATCGAGAGAATCAATATAATATAAAAAACCAACTAAAGAACCAATACTACACCCAGAAATTCGGTCTACATTCATATATTTTCTTCTCTCCATTTCTTTCAAAAAATAAAGAGCGCCAACAAGATAACTTCCATTAAACAATCCTCCATCTAATATTAAATCAATGTTTTGTAACTTTTTGGTTTCTTCTGGCAAATTTTCTATTAATTTATTGACATATTCATCAATCATACTCAAGTTTAAAATAAATATATAAATAAAACGAAACAATAAAACGAAATAATAAAACGAAATAATAAAACGAAACAATAAAACGAAACAATGTTTTAAATTTTTGTATTTGTAAGAAGTCTATTCATAAAATCAACTTCGTTTTTATTTGAAACATATATATTAATTAACTCTGCTGGGGAATAAAAATGTTGCTTTATTTTTGATAATTGTTTTGTATCTATTTTTTTACCAAATAAATGTAAATATAAATCTGAAATTGTTTGATGACTCGCATTACTTAATTCGTGTGTTATATCAATTCTTCCTGGTCTAACTAATGCTGGATCTAATTTATTGTAATGATTTGAAGAAATTATTAAAATTCTTCCTGGTGTCTCTCTAATACCATCCCATAAATTCAAAATATCGTCCAATGTTATAGGGGGGTCTTTTGTTGGAGACACATTTTGGGTTGTTTCAGTAAGCTCGCAAATAGTTTGTATAATGGTGTTAATGGGTAAATCCTCCTTCTTTTCATTTATTTTTTTTATTTTTTTATTTTTTTCTTCACGAGATAAAACAATATCACCAATACAATCAATGTCTTCAAATACAATAATTTTCTTATCCCAAGAAATTGAATGAAATTGATTATTATTATTATATGTATCTTCAAAAAACAATTGTTCCAATTGAGCTTTTGTTTTAATTTCTTTTAATGAAATTTGAATAATATGTCTATTTGTATAGGTTGCTAATGCTTTGATAAAAGAGGTTTTTCCTGTTCCTGGTGGACCATGTAATCCAATCCCAATCGAATAAGGAATCCCTTTTTCATAATACCAATTTTTGTTATTTAAAAAAAAGTCAATCTTATCAATTAATTGTTTTTTATTGTCAAAAAAAATATTATTAAATGTGCGTGAACTTTCAAATATATTTTCCCTCCAATAATCACATGCTAAAGCGTCTTTTTTATGAAAAGCAGGTGCATGAATCGAATAGACAAATCTCTTATTAAATCGGCTGTCTTTAATTGATAATACATATTTTTCAGTTATAGCATCAATATAGCGAATTAATTCAGTTATTGAATGTGTATATGAATAAATATGCAAGGTTATTTTATCTGTTTTTACCGATAGTTTTTCAGTGTCGTCTTTTTTCATTTCACTTTCTGTCCTAATTTTTGCATAAATGTTATTATCTAATAAAAAATATTTATTTTGATAAACCATAAATAAATCTGTTGATTTATATCTTTCAAATAAGTTTAAAGTTGTTTGACAATTTGTATGACTTTCTTTAATTATATTGATTGAAGTGTTATTTTCAATATTTTTAATAATATAGCCTAAAAGTGCCTTAAATCGGTCACTATAAACAGATGACACACATTGCGTCTGCGAATAAGAAGAAACACACGAACTTTTATATCCTTCAATTATAATTATATTTTTTTTTAAAAAAATAGATTTAATATCATCAAAAGAACTATTTAATAACGAGGCATTAATTTCATTTTTATGTAGCCAATTAATAAACCACGACAAAAACCCTAATATAAGGGTTGTTAAAAATGTGTCGACAATTGGATCACCTGTTTTTAGTTGATTAAAAAGTATCATATTTGTTATATAATGTTTTGTTGAATTAATGGAATCCATAAATGATGCCATTGTTATAAAATAGATGGATTTCTATTTAAATCGTTTTATATATGTATAAAATCTAAAATGTTCCAAAATAAGAAGTAGTTTTCATTAACAAGTGGAATAATAATCCAAATAAAATGCTTGTAAACAAAAACCCATTAATATTATAGTTTCCATCATTCGAAAATAAAAAAGGAATATAACTATACAAAATCGTCTTAAAAAAGGGTAATTGAAATAAAAAATATAAAACTGCTAATAATACAGGAGTTTGTATTTCGTTATACATATCATCAAGTGAATCACTGCTTTGTTTCCCATTATTATAACTATGAATCATGTCCGTTGCTTGTTCGTAATTTTTAATATAATCCTGGTGTTGAGAAGATATTGGCGGAACATAATTTGGCATAACTTGGGGGTCCGCGCTAAGACCTGACGTCGACATTGAAATATCTCTTGATGGAAGTTGAGTTGAACCTGTTAAACTGGCTTGTTGTAATCCACTGACAATTTGATTAATAGTAGTTTGGTCTAAAGACATGCCTGGCTGTTGCATTCCTGGCTGTTGCATTCCTGGCTGTTGCATTCCTGTTCCTGGTTGCTGTGCTAGACTTTCTTGTGCTTTCATAGAAATGTTTCCTCCGCCAACAGGGTCAGTCGGTAAATCTAAGATATTGGTTGAGTCGCTCATAATTATTATAAAGAATGATTGATTATAATAATTACGCAAATATTTATTCGAATGAAATAATTTTAGAATTTGACAAACATTTTGTAGCAATGGGAGTATATTTTATACATTTTCCATTGTTATTTTTATAAATCTTGTCTTTAAATTCATCTAAAGGTGGTGCATGAAAAGCCAGACAATTATTACCTTTACACACTTTTCTAAATAAAGAGGCTAACCCAAAGCCAAGTAAAATTGACATAATTATTCTACCCCTTTCGGTATGAATAAATTTTCCAAGATTCATATTCATTTATATTATAATGTTATAAATATTCCATAATCTTAATTCTTTTGTTTACATTACACCTTAGTTGAACCGGATGAAATTTATAAGACATCCTAAAGTTTTAATAGGCTGGTTTAGGCTTGAATGGGAATTTGCGATATTAATTTATCGTCTTTTGGGCATTCAACTGTTTCCTCCTGAAAATAAAAACAATTATCAGCCTTGTCTTTAAATAAAATTTTTTCGACATTTTCAGGTGTTGGATAAACATAAATTGTTTTTATTTCTGGACCCATTATATAAACAAAAAAAAGTCCAATCGCAAAACTTATTAAAAATGCCTGTAGTGAGATATAATGTAACAGCATATAATTAGAACAGAAAATTCTTTTATATTTCGTGATTTAGATTTATTTAGATTTATATTTGCGGATTGACATTTTCATCTGAAGGTGGTTCTTCTTGTAGTATTTTAATAGATAATTCTTTTTTTTGTGGCATTTCTTGTTCTGGTGGTGATTCAGACTCAATAACAAACCCAGTTTTTTTTGGAGTTGTCTTTGCTTTTAACCCCACATCGTAAGCAATTACAGCGGATTCATAACCAGAAATTAACATGGTATCAATAGTATATTTTCGTTGAATTAACTTGCAATAACTGTTATCATTAAAAACCATATTTTGTTGATATTTTAATTGTCGAATTTTATCAAGAAGTGGTTGCAAAATGGTGGTATAAATTGTGGCGGCATCATTCGCAAATTTTACATCATTGGTTTCATTCATTTTCTTAATACACTCTTTTATAGTATTTATGCTTTCATAAGACTGTACTAATGCTTCATCCAACTCTCTTATTTTTTCTGGATTATCAATTTCTTTATTCCATTTGTCTAAATATTCTTCATAAACAGAAGTTAAATCTGTTATAAATGATTTATTATTATCAAAATCTTCAAGAGCTCTTTCAGTTGAAATTAATCCAAACAACAATTTATTTTTATCATTTATTATTTTATTTTTTTGGATTGTTATTTCATTTCTAATATTTTTAATTGCGTCATCAAGTAATTCGAGAGAACCAATATTTATTTGTATATTTAAATTACACGGATTAGCCAAATCACCACAATGTGCTTTAAATGTTCTATGGGTGTCAGTTTTCTCATTGGATGGGACATAAGTAATTGAAAATATGGTGCCTTTTCTTGATGGGCGTTTACAATTTACACATTTTGGCATTAATTTTAAATATTTAGAACGTTTCTCTCTTTTACTTAGAGTTTTATTATTGATAATTTTTCTTTTATTACCATCCATTTCATTTTCAAACTTTTCTTTTAATCTAAAATATTCATTTAAAGCATCAGTAATAGTAGGCAATTCCTCTTTTGACATTATATATAATAGTATAGTAAATAATTTATTTTTTTTAGCAAATAACACGATAAAATCATAGACTAGGACGTGAATGTAAAAGGTTGTGTTCATTTTCCCAATGAGGTAACCCAGTAATTAATTCTTGTTGTGCTCGTTGTTTTGATATTTGAAAGTTTTTTATTCTCTCTAAAATATATTGTTGTTTTTCTTTGTTTTTTTGCCTGATTTCAACTGGTGTAAGTTTACCTTTATATTTATATACAAGTATACTCGCTAAAATAATAATAAAAAAAATAAACATGCCGATATTAAAAACTGTATTATGAAAATTTTCCCTAATCATATGAGATTGTTTTAATGCGTTGCTCAAAAAACTCGTTACACCAGGTTCGGTTAATAATGGTTTAGTAAATTCTTCGAAATTCATATTTAATATAGTTAAAATTATAAATTAAATTATACCTATTATTCTATATGACAAATTCATATTTAAATATTGTAACATTTTTATTAACAACTCTTTTTTATTATTTAACATTAAAACCAGCGCTACCATATGCCATGTATAAAGATAAACAACAATACAAAGATTATATTAGTAGTGGTTATATGTATTTAGCTATATATGTATTACTTGTTATACTTGTGCAATTTATAGTAAATTCATCCATCATTGCGAATTCTTGTGGAGGAAATATTACAGAAAATATGGGAGCCGCTGGTGTACTTACCTTTTTACCTTGGATATTAATATTTGGTGTTTTGGTAATAATTTTAACAATATATCCTGGATTTAAAAGCGCATTTTCTGATGTGGTTGGATATTATTATGTCTCTGGTTCAGCAACTAAAGTATTGACTGAATTATTAGTAAATCAAGATATAGAGAAAAAAATGACAGAAGACCCAAATATGACACAAGAAAAAAAAGCCGCACTTGAAACCGCCGCAGATACTATAATTAAAATATGTGGTAATACTTCAATATTAATAAATCAAATTGTGCCAAGTAATTTTGAACAATATTGGGGAATACTTACGCCATTAATGAAGGATAAATATCAACAAGATGGTCCAGAAACCGATAAAATTAAAAATGAATTATTTGAATTAGTTGTTACAAGAGATAATGTGGGTGAATCAATGTGGTATATTTACACAGGGTTATTACTTACTTCCATCGTACAACTTAAAATAACAACTCGCGGATGTAATAGTAATCCTAAAACAATGGAAGCGAATTATCAAAAGTTTTTAGAGAATGAACAAAAAGCAAAGGAACAACAAGAAAAAACCTCTACTACGTATACAATAACGGCTTAATATAAAAAAATAAACAATAATCCCTATTATCTCATTCTTGGCATTTCCTAGTTATAACTCAAAATATATGAGTTATAACTACTTTTGTTGAAGCATTAAATTATTGTGCTTTATCAAACCTGTTTTTTAAATTATTCATTTCTAAATAAGTTTCGGCTAAAACTCCGTTTGCAAAAATAGCACTATGATATTCGCATTCTAAATGATAATATTCCGCATCATTACAATCATTATCTTGATAAATCGTTGTTCCATTAACAATGCTTGAAACAAGAACCATTTTATTGTTTAATAATAAGCGATGTCCTGGTGAAACATATAAATCTTGAAATGGGGTATTTTCACCAAATGCGTTCTTTTTAATACATATTGGTCTTGAGGTTGAATCTAAAAGACCGACTTTAAAATTGCTTATCCACGTTACAGGTTCAATTTTTACATCCGCACTTTGAACAAAATCCGCATTATTATGTATTTTACCTTTTGTAATAATATTATCTCCAACTTTTATATTTTCTATTGGAACTAACCCTGTCTTTGTTAATATTAAAGTACCTTTAGCATAACAAAGGATAGTATTAGTGGAATCAACAACTGAATCCCCTCCTTGAAATGTTATAGGACCGGTTTTTGCATAAAGATACCCATAAATATTGCTATTATTTGGGAGGGACATTGAAGACAACAAAGGAGATCCTCCTTGACCACTAATAAAAATGCCAGGAATTTGTGTTGGTGTTCCGGAAAATGTAATAGAATCGGCTGCTAACCAAAAAATATTATTTGTTGAAGCTCCATGTTGTAAAATAATATTTGTAACATTAGTAAATAGAATATTACCAGTTGATATAAAGAAAAACTGTCCTGAAGGGTCATCGTTAGCATCTAACGTAATTGTAAATGGTGCTTCTGTTCCATCATAATTAATACCACTAGTATCAATGCTAACATATGTACCAGGAGTATATGTTACATCTGAAAAACTACCGAAAATGGAAGATGTAGTGGGGTTACTTTGTATGGCAGTAATTAATGCGCCAAGTTCTGTATTTGTTTGTGTTGTTGGGGTAATTTGTATTCCACTAAAATTTCCGGCAGGTGCTATAACCGAACCGTACGCGTTAGGACCAATTGTTGTTGTATTTGGTGCAGATGGTCCTAACAATATACTACTTGTTGTTACAACAGTGAATTGATTTAAATTAGAGTAAGATGAAGATGTAATATCAATAAACGTGGTGGACATTATAATAAGTATAAATAAAAATTTATTTAACAAATAAATGATTAAAAATTGCATAAACGTACGGATTGGATAAGTTTTTGCTAAAAACCAATAACGGCTTAATGTAAAAATATATGAATTATAACTACTTTTTTTGAAGCATTAAATTATTATGCTTTATCAAACCTGTTTTTTAAATTATTCATTTCTAAATAAGTTTCGGCTAAAACTCCGTTTGCAAAAATAGCACTATGATATTCGCATTCTAAATGATAATATTCCGCATCATTACAATCATTATCTTGATAAATCGTTGTTCCATTAACAATGCTTGAAACAAGAACCATTTTATTGTTTAATAATAAGCGATGTCCTGGTGAAACATATAAATCTTGAAATGGGGTATTTTCACCAAATGCGTTCTTTTTAATACATATTGGTCTTGAAGTTGAATCTAAAAGACCGACTTTAAAATTACTTATCCACGTTACAGGTTCGATTTGTACATCCGCGCTTTGAACAAAATCCGCATTATTATGTATTTTACCTTTTGTAATAATATTATCTCCAACTTTTATATTTTCTATTGGAACTAACCCTATTTTTGTTAATATTAAAGTACCTTTAGCATAACAAAGGATAGTATTAGTGGGATCAACCGTTGAATTCCCCCCTTGAAATGTTATAACCCCTGTTGAATAAACATACCCATAAATATTGCTATTATTTGGGAGGGATATATAAGGATTTATACCTTCGCCACTAATAAAAATGCCAGGGATTTGTATTGGTGTCCCAGCAAATATAATAGGTTCGGCTGCTAACCAAAAAATATTATTTGTTGAAGCCCCATTTTGTAAAGTAATATTAAAAACCTCAGTAAATCGAATATTACCACTTGATACAAAGAAAAACTGTCCTGAAGGGTCATTTTGTGCATCTAATACAATCGTTACTGGTGTTGATGTTCCATTAAAAAAAATATCACCGTTAATACCAAACTCATTATTGCTAGCATATTTACCAGGAGTATATGTTGCATTTCCACCAGTACTACCTGTAATAGTCTGTGTAGTGGGGTTACTTTGTATGGCAGTAATTAATGCGCCAAGTTCTGTAATTGTTTGTTCTGTTGGATAAGTTAGCGTTCCACTAAAATTTCCGTCAGGTGCAAAATGCGAACCATATGATTTAGTAGTAGAAATTGTGGTTACGTTTGGCGTATATGGTCCAGACAATATACTAATTGTTGATACAACAGCGAACTGATTTAAATTAGAGTAAGATGAAGATGTAATATCAATAAAAGTGGTGGTCATTATAATAAGTATAAATAAAAATTTATTTAACAAATAAATAATACAATATCAATAATACAATATCAATAATACAATATCAATAATACAATATTAATAATACAATATTAATAATACAATATTAATAATACAATATCGTTAATATTGTTAAAAAATTTTTGTATTGCTTACATAATATAATACAGATAAATAGCACAACAACCCTAAAACTAATGATAATAACCAAACTGGAAGAATTGTTTTATTTCTATATCCAATACCAAATTCACGAATGCTACCATTTTTATTATAAAAACAAGTAGGTTTCATTATTTGTATTATTCCAAAAATTATTATAAACAAAATAACTGATACTAATGTAATATTTTCTCTAATATATGTTCTATAAATCTTGTACATTTTATATATAATTATACACTATTTTTATAAATTATATTTTTTTTTAACTTTTTAAAACTTTTTAAAACTTTTTAAAACTTTTTAAAACATTTTAAAACTTTTTAAAACATTTTCTAAATTATAATTAAAATTTACTCAATCTTCTTGTTGATAATCTTCATATTCTTCTTCAGGAGCTTCAACTCCATCATAATTGCCATCCGTATATCCTTCTCCTAAATGTCTCATATCAAAAGCATCCTCATCAATGTCAACATCATTTTGTCTTTGTTCTAAATATTCATCAAGTAATATATCAATATTTTCGTCTCCAACATCTTTATTATTTCTTATTTTTCTCTCTGCTTTTTCCATTTCATCTCTCAATTCTTGTTCCTCTGTTCTTTCATAAAAATCTTTATCATACATGGTAAGCCCTTTTTGTAACCCTTTACTATATAATCCTTGTTTAGTAATTTTTAAAACAGTATCAATATCTCTCCCTTCATCTGACATACCTTTTAATTTATCTGTAACCATATTCTTTTCTCTTTCTTTTAATTTAAAAATTCTATCTTGTATTTCTTCATAACTAGTATCGACAATGTCTTTTTCAATACTTAATATATTGACAAACGCAATAAGCATTTCACATATTGTTTCCTTTAATTGCTTTTTATTGCCGGTTAAAATTGTTTTATCTACAATGTTTTGTGATGTTACCCCAAGGTCAACTCTTGTTTCAGTTTCGTCAATATATTCAACTGAAAAAAGATCTGTTACATCCATCGTTTTATTTATTTCAGTAACAATCATGGCATCTTCATCTGAAAGGTCAATATAAGAAACAATAATTCGAAGCAAATAATATTCAAATAAAAATCGACTGGTTCTTTCGTCGATAATTCCTTTAAGAATTTTATCTTCGTTTTTTATGCTTGAAAAACAAGGTGTTGATTCAGCTATTTTAATAATATTTTTACCAAGTTTTTTCATTGTTGTCAAAATTTTTAATATTGACGGAACTCCATAAAATGGTTTTAATTTTTCAAAATAGTCAGCAATCAACGTCTTGAGTTTGTTTGCGTGCCTTTTAGAAAATCCATAATAATTAGGTATATGAGTATCGTCATAATTTACTTTATTTAATATAATGTTTGGGAAAATAATTGCGAAATTGCTTATAAAAGTTTTATAAAAATTGGTGACATTATACATTGTATCATTTGAAATTTTGGTTGATTCGACTGTTTTTGTTATTGAATTGTCATCATCTATCCAAATTGACAAATTTGTTATTGTTTTTATAAATTTTTTGATAGAATTTCGTGTTACTCTTGAACCGCTGTTTCTTTGCACAAAATCAATTATATGTTGTCTCATTTCTTCATTGGTTCGCAATAAAAAATTATTTAAATTAGTGACTTGTGGGGAATAATTTTCCGAAGCAATATTAAAAGTATCAATTGCGTCTCTTATTAAATCTCTCAAGGACTGTTCAACAATTTCATCTTCGTTATTTTCATCATAAATTGCTTCTAATAATTTGGATAATTTTGCGATACAAGAAATAACTGGGTTATCAAAGTCGATTTTTACAATATTCTCTCTACCAATTAATTGAATAAGTCTTAAAAATTGTGCGTTTGTATAATTTCTGCCATCTTCTTTGAGTTTTTGAATAATTCTATCTATCGTATCTGATGTATTTAACAAGTTATGTTCTGGTTTATTTGTACATATAGGCAACAAATCGTTTGGAATTGGAACCAGTGATTTAAATTTGCAGTAAAAGATAAAAGCAAGGTAGATAGTTTTTTCATTAAATATATTTGAAATGGGTGGATATACATTTTTTGTATTAATATTACTATAAAATATAGCTGATTCCGTATTTGATCTTACATCGTCTAATATATTTGACAATTTTTCAACAATTTTGTTATATTCAAATATATCATTATCTCGGCTAATAAAATAATCAACAACGGTTTCATTTTCTTTGCTGTCGCAACAAGCATTTTCTAAATATGGTTCATTATTGGCAGTATGAAGAATAACCTTGTGATTTTTAACAATGTGTTGGATTTTTTCTTGAATAGCTAGAGAGAATTGAATAATTTTAGACTCAATCACTAATATTTTTTCTCTTTGGCGTTCAGACCCAATTTTTAAATCACTTACAAGACTTTTCTTAAAATCTTCTGAAATGTTTGCCAAATGTTTAATTTTAAAAGGTACAAGAGGTGGTAGAAAATCAGTCCATTTTGATATATCGTGTTCTTCCCCAATGGAAGTTGACGGATTTGTCAATAAATATTGTGTTTTTTCTGTAAATTTTCTTTGAACTTCCGGCAATTGAATAAGCGAACTATCAATAACAGCTTTGATTTTTGCTTGTATTTTTTCGCTGTTTGTTTTTTTTAAAACATTCCAAGGCTCACTTGAACTTCTAATATCATACGTTATACAAGCTAAATAAGCAACACTGTTGTAATCACCTTGACCATCAAATGGATAACCTATAAATGAACGAACACAGCCAGGATGCGTTTTTCTAGTTTTAACAGATGGAATACACGTTTGTAGTGCAATTAAAAACATTCCAAGAGTATAATATAAGAGAGAAGTATTAAAGAAATCCTTATAAGATGGTATATTTTTACCCTTTTGTGCCGCGATTTTTATATGTTCTTTATAATAACTTTCGCTCTCTACAGTAGTTTTAATTGTTTCAATAACTGAATTTATTATGAAATCTTTTTGTGATTCAATATTAATGCCCATAGAAATTGATAAAGCATTTACAATATTATTAATCATTATGGATTCTGGTGTAATATATTTAATTGTTTTTTCTGTTGTCCCAGACAGAATTCTTGAACCAGCGTCATCTTCCATGATAGACCTTGAAGAAACCTTAAATCCTTCTTCATATCCTTCTTCAACATCAAAATCACCTGGACAAATTGGCCATCCTGTATTTTTATCTGTCCACCAATCCCCATCATCACTTAATTGTCCAATGGTTGCTTTAATTCTCTCTAATACAATTTGATAAGTGTATTGTGAGGTTATAAAAGCAGCCGCCAATTCCTTTTTAAAGGCTGGTATTAAAGGTACATTTGTTTTGATACAATATAACCAATGCTGTGATTCAGGATTTGAAAATCCAATCGTTCCTGGTCTGGTAAATTTATCAGAAAATTTAATAATGTCGTTTTGCTTTTTAACAAAATCTTTTTGACTTAAAATAATGTCAAGAATTTGAGAGAAAGGTGAAACTATTTGATTTTTATCTTGGTCATCGATGTTACTTCCTAGTTTATATTTTTGATTATTATATTTTAATAAAAAGTTTGTTTCGAGTTTTGATAAAATGGGCATAATTGACAAGAAATAATCAAATTTTTCATTAATTTCTTTTTGAAATTCTTCTTTTGATATTTTATATTTTGTGTCAAATTCACTTAAAATATTTTGAAGAAGGCTATTTTGTAAGTTTAATTCGGCGGTTTTCATACTTTCACAGGTATCGTCATTTGTGGTCGGAATGCTTATACATTTTTCTTTTAAATCGCAAATAATAGAGGATTCGTATGTTGTTGCTATTTTTCCTGAAAGCTCTTTATCAAGAACCCATTTATTATTTTTTCTAACATAATAATCAGATTCATCTAAAATATTTTCAGCATAACCCTTATATAATATAGCATATTGACCATCAATCACTTTTTTATTTCCATCAATCAATGTTTCAGCCAAATAATTGGCATCACTTTCTGATAAACGATATTTTTTAATTTGGTCGAAAACGATTTCATTTTTAAGTTGCTCAGGCGTTAAACTTAACACTTTATCAGCATATCCGTTTTTATCATGTCCTTCCATTATTCCATAATTTGTTTTATCATATTTTTTATCAAAATAAATCAAGTGATTATTATCATATTCTAACTGGTCTAACGACGTGTACATTTTAGCAATAGTAACAGTATCACATTTATCATCTTTATTTTCTTCCTTTAATTTAGTTTCATTTGTTTTTTTTTCAACATCAAATAAATCGCTAACATCTTTTGGAAACATTAATTTTAAATTTTCTTTTGCTATTTCTGCTGTATATAATCTTGAATAATCTTTTAATATTAATTTTCGTAAAATTTCTGAATTTGTAAAGGTTGTTTCAGGATTATCTAATTGATATCCTGTGTTAAAAATTTCCTCTTTTGCGTTTATAATAGAAATAATGGTAAATGGTTTGACTGGATTTTGTTTTATTGAAGCTATTATTTTAAATATTCTTGAAAATTCGATAATATTTTTATTATATATTGAAATTTTAGCATCAATAAAGGCAACGATTTCCCCATATTGAGTAAATGTTAAATCATCCACATAAATTAAGAATGGTTCTAAATAACCAACTACATCAACAATAGATAATTTACCGGTTATATATTTTTTCATTAAATTAAATAATATGCGCGTTTTTGGGACAATTGTATTTACAAATTGTGAATATAAATCTTTTTTGGTTATACCTCTTGTTTCTTCCGCAGGCATATTTACAACATAATTTCTAATTCCACTCACAAAGTCTTTTTCATTAAATTCAAATTCAGTGTCAAGTGATTCGACAAAAATATCAGCAACATTTGTTGTTTTCTTCAATAATTGCCAGTAATTTACAAAAATTTCGTTTAAATTTGCTCTTGTTAATATATCCGTTCCTGGTAAATTTATTTTAGAAAATCGAATAGTTGGTTCTGGTAAGGTCATAATTGATTTGATTGCCATGACATCATTTTGTGTCATTTTTACTCTAACTGAAGTCATTTTTGAGGATGTCATATTGGTAATGTCTAACTTTGTATCTCCAAGAGTATATTTTGATATAACAAAACGTCTATTTCGAATCATATTATTAGCGAATACAGATGAATAAAAGTTTTCTAAATTATCAATAACAACATTAATGTTTTCAAGAACCTCTTTTTCAACGATAATGTCCCTATTATCTTCATCATTAAGATATTCAAATGGTCTAAAATAAGGTGCTAAATCTGAATAAAGAGCACTATATTTATTACTTTCAGGAGGCAAATCCGTTGATTTATAATTTTCTATCAATTCATTCATATCATACACATTTTGGTCTATTTTTAAATTAATAATATCATTGTTATCTTCATCGACATTTTCGACATTATAAACCTTTTTAATATTTTTAACAACAGGTAAAATCCAATATAAATTATGGTTAAACTTATTTAACCATTTTTTTAATGGTCTGTACAATGCTGTCCGAACAATTACACCATCTACATTTCCATATTGGTCGAATTCTGAAAATTGTTCTCTCAATTGTTTAAATCTTTCAATCATAATATGGATATTATTAAGCACTCGTGGGGTTCGTTGTGTGTTTGGAATTGTAGAGAGAAGGTCGTCTAATAAATCAGTGACTTGAGTTTCGATGCTGTGTCTTTGTAATTTTGTAGAAACGTCAACAAATTGACCGATGGGTCCTAATTCTTCGTCCCCAAAAACAATTTGGTCGGCTTTAAGTATAATTTCTCTCAATTGGTCTTTGACATCTTTTACTGGAACCATAAATTGTAGTTGCTCTGTTTCAATAACTGGTTTATTTTCGTTGAGTTCTTCTAATTCGCCTTGTTCTAATTTGCCTTGTTCTAATTTGCCTTGTTCTAATTTGCCTTGTTCTAATTCGTCACCTTGTTCCAATTCACCTTGTTCTAATTTATCCCCTTCTTCAATCTTTCTTTTGATTTGTGTTGTGGGTTTTAGTCTTATTTCAATATTTTCAATAGGTAAATCTTCAGGTATACCTTTATAATCAAAATTAATATATATGACATCTTTATCGTTTGTCTTTATTTCAATCATATCTTCTTCTAAATTAGTAATCTCTCCAGTAATAATAACAGGAAAGTCTCCATCAAAATAAATATTAATCCACTTGCCTGGTAAAAGACCATTTTGTCTTGCATAACTGGGTGAGTCAGCTCTACTAAGTATTTCAATCTTTGTAATATGTCCATCGCCTAAAATCCCATCTTCTGATATTTTAATTTTAATTCGGTCTAATGTGTTCGTGTTAATTAAATAAACTTTAGAATTATCAATATAATCAATTATAAATGTTTGTTCGTTTAAATTTTCATTAACTTTATTAGTGATATAAATTACATCGCCTAATTGAAGGTCTAATTCAATATCCTTTTCACGTTCTATTTTTTTGGTTTCTAAAGACATTGTTCTATTATTATATTAGATATTTTTTATACTTAAGTTATAATCAATATAAATTATAGTTTAAAGACAAATTATTAATTACATATAATCTTACTATGAGTCAAGAATGTTATTGTTTATCAACAATCCCTGATTACCAAGATTTAATTAATTGTGAAGACGAAGAAATAGAAACAAAAAATAAAAGCATACTAAATCTAAACAGAATTAAATGTAAAACAAATAGTTCAACTTATAGCATTATTAGATACGATAAAGATATATTATGTACAGACCTTATAGGAACTTATGGATTATGTAGGTCAGTTATATTAAATCGAAATAATAGAATGGTTTGTTTTTCCCCTCCAAAATCTTATCATGCGGATGATTTTATTAACAAGTATCCGGCAGATACGCCTGGAATTCGTGCGGAAGAATTTGTTGAAGGAACAATGTTAAATTTATTTTTTGATCCAAGTATTGGGGTTTCTGGTGGATGGGAAATTGCTACACGTAATAATGTTGGTGCTACTTCAGGTTTTTTTAAATCTAAAAATTCAAAGACATTTAGAGATATGTTTATGGAAGCTGCTTATGAATGTAACTTGGATATTGATACATTAAAGCAGTCCCTTTGTTATAGTTTTGTTCTTCAACATCCAGAGAATAGAATTGTTGTCCCATTTAGTAAGCCAGATTTATATTTAGTTGGCGTTTATAAAATTATAAATAATTTTGTGATTGAACCGTATGATTTGTTATCCTGTGATTATTTGTTTAAAAAGACGTCTGTAAAATTTCCAAAAGTGTATCAATTTAATAAATATTCTGAGTTAATCGATAAATTTGGTTCAATGAATACATCTTATGATATAGTTGGTGTAGTCATTTATAATAAAAATAATGGTGAAAGAACAAAGATAAGAAATCCGGTGTATGAGCAAGTGAAGAACTTGCGAGGTAATCAACCGAAGTTACAATATCAATACTTGTGTCTTAGAAAAGAAGGCAAGGTAGTTGATTTTTTAAAGTTTTATCCTGAAAACAAAAGCGAGTTTTCAACTTTTAGGAGCCAAGTTCATTTGTTTACGAATACACTATATTATAATTATGTGTCGTGTTATATTAAAAAAGAAAAACCGTTAATTGAGTTTCCTCAACAATATAGAACACACATGTTTAATATTCATCGTGTGTATATGAATGAACTTCGAGAGAAAAAACAATATATTAGTAATATATTTGTTCAGAAATATGTAAATGAATTACACCCATCGTTATTAATGTATTGTTTAAATTTTCAAAATAGAAAGATGTATATTGATACTATTGTTGCTGATAAGTAATTTTTTACAAGGCAATATTTTTTACAAGGCAATATTTTTAACGCGGAACCAACTTTAAAAATTCCTTTTTAATTTTATTAAATGTATCAGTCGCAGAATGAATGCATACTTTAATATCTCCTTTAATTTTAGAAATTTCAACAGGATTTTTATAAGAAACGCGAATTAAACAATAATGATCGTGAGGATGTAACATTTTAAAACCACAATAAGTTAATAATCCTTTTTCATAAAATATTGATAATAGGAAATATTCAATTACTTTTCCAAGGGTATAATCTTCGTGTTCGAGGACAATATCAAAACTATTTTGCATGGTTGTTTCCGCAAGTTTTATTTCTAATTTATCTTCTTCAACAATTGTATCAAAGTTATATAATTTTTGAATCATTGTTTTACAACTTAATACAAGTAATTCAACATTTGTATAAACGCCAACCGATTGAATAATAAAATCAAAACTATCTTTCTTGAAAATGCGTTTACCTTCAAGCAATTTCCAATTAATTGCTTCAAACTCAATTTCGTGTTCTTTTTTTCCATCGTCTTTCCATTTTTGTTTTAATTGTTGTAATTTGGCTTCTTGCGCAACGTCATCAATTGTGTTACCATACGCACACGTCGCCACAGCATTAAATGCGCCATCTTCTTTTGCGGTTCCAATATCAAATTCACAAGACAATATAATTTTTTTAGACTGAAGTTCTTCTGCTGGTTTTGGTTTTAATCTGACAAAATCAATAAAATCGCCAGTAGCGTCATTTGCTGGGAAAATTTCACGAGTTTTATCTTCTGGTAATGGTTTGTTTGTTTCAGAATCATAAACAACAAAATCTTTAGTGGTTACTATAATTGTTGTATCAGTGTTATTTTCAACATTTAAATTTATAAAATATTTCTTTGCCTGAAATTCATCGAGGTCTTTAATATGAATTGGAATGCAACTTAAGCGATGTTTTACAATTTCATTATTTAAACCACATGTATTAGACGTAATATTACATTTATTTCTGTCATTTGGAGATGTTCTAAAAATAACCATAGGAATGTCTGATAAAAGTATTCTTCTAATAGCATTAGCAATACTAACATTCACTCCACTAAGTGTAAACTTCAATTCATCCTCATTTATTTTTGATAAAATATCTACACGTGGTGTAAGCGAGAATTCATCGGTACTTAAATAAGACATTTTAGGAACTGCTTGCATTATATCTAATATGTCTTTATTTTTATATTATTAATTTAATTCATTTTTTTTTTTAATGAGTTAAATATATTTTTCAATAAACTAATTATATATTAAGATGAGTTGCATTTTATATTACAGCAAATATTGCGAAATTTCGACAAAATATTTACAGCTTCTATCAAAGGCAAACATGCAAAAAGAGGTTCATTTTATATGCATTGACAAAAGAGTTAAAGACACAAATAATAAAACATATATTGTTTTAGAAAACGGACAACAAATTATTTTGCCAGAAAATGTGACAAAAGTGCCAGGGTTATTATTATTAAATGAAGGTTACCAAGTATTATATGGGGAACAAATATTACAATATTTAAAACCAAAACAACAACAGGAAGTAAAACAAGCTACCCAAAACAATATGGAACCTATGGCATTTTCATTAGGTGGTGGAGGTAGTTTTGGAGATATTGTTTCGGACCAATATAGTTTTTTAGATCAAGACCCAAGTGATTTAGAAGCAACTGGTAATGGTGGTATGAGACAAATGCATAATTATGTTGATTTAAATACCGCTTTTAATGGTACTATTTCAAACATTTCTACAAACGATGATTCAAATACGACCATTAGAGGAGCAAAAAAAATGGGTGAAGATGTATCAAATCAACAAATGGAGCAAAAACTAAAAAAAATGCAGGAAGAAAGAGAGGCTGATATGAGACAGATAGCCGGAAATAGACCACCAATGAGTTTTTAATATATTTTATGAATGTTTATTTAACAATATATACTTTACTTAAACCAATTTAAATAGATTTTATGAAAATAATTAATAATGTCGAACAATATATTAACCGCATTTAATAATCATTTTGTTGAGTTTTTAAATGATATTCAAAATGTATTTCCTGAAGATGTTGATATACTAACAGCAAAAAACGCTCTTACCGCTATTAGAAAAGCAAATCCAAAAATGATTGTAAAAATTTGGAAAGCATTTATTGCTGATAAATATAGAGAACAAATATCTGATGGTGATATTGGGTTTTTTATAACAAAGGATTATTCTTTTGATGTTGCGACCGCAGCAAGTTCAGATAAAATTATGGAGTCAATTAATAGATTGAGAGAACCAATTCGCAATATGAGTCCTGAAAACCAGGAAAAGGTTATGAAATATATTCAAAATTTAACAAAACTTTCGGAATTATGTGAATAAACAATTTTATTTATATATTGTTTAAAATTTGATTTAAACAAAAATAATATATATTTAATTATATGTCAGAAAATACAAATTTGGTTCCTGAAGAGTTTATAAAAGTTATAAGAGATTTTATAGGAGATTTAAAGAGTACTTTTCCTGAATATGTACCATTTATTGATAAGTGGTGGAAGAGCAAGGACCATTTTAATTATATTGATGGAGAGGAAGACAGGATGGCAGCGTATGAGAAATCCGAGAAAAAATCAGCTAAATTATTGTTTGATTTTTGTAAGAATAAATTGCCACCAAGATTTTTTGATATATTATACCAAAATGACGAAATGTTTAAAGAGGAATCAGAGCTTGACACGGAATTTTTTCCTAAAATACATTTTAAAAACTTGTGGCAATATGATATTTCAGAAAAGACACGTGAAACCATTTGGAAGTATCTTCAATTATTATTATTTTCGATTGTTGGTACATTAGATAATAAAGAAGCATTTGGTGATACAGCAAAGTTATTTGAAGCTATTAATGAAGATGAATTTAAAAGTAAACTTCAAGAAACATTAAGTCAAATGCAGGGTTTGTTTGATTTGCCGACAGGAGAAAAAATGCCTGAAAATTTAGGTGAGGGATTAAATGCCAACGACTTACCAAATGTAGAGCAAATTAACGAACATATAACAGGTATGTTAGACGGTAAAATTGGTCAGTTAGCTCGTGAAATTGCAGAAGATACGGCTGGTAATTTAAATATGGATTTTGATGGGGCTACTGATATGAAAGACGTGTTTAGTAAACTTATGAAAAATCCAACAAAATTAATGGGATTAGTTAAATCAATTGGTGATAAATTAGATAATAAATTAAAGTCAGGAGAACTTAAAGAATCTGAAATGATACAAGAAGCAACGGAAATTATGAATAAAATGAAAAATATGCCAGGTATGGAAAATATTCAATCTATGTTAAGTAAGATGGGAATGGGCGGAGGAAAAGTTAATACTGGAGCAATGGAGTCCCAATTAAACCAGCGTTTAAAAATCGCAAAGACAAAAGAAAGAATTAGAGCTAAGGCGGAATTAAACGCTAAAGCAAGAGAAGACGCACGCGTTAAATTAGAGACATTTGTTAAAGTAGATGAAAAACCAAAAATGACAGATGAAGAAGTTATTCAATTTATGAATGCAGGAGAAAAACCAGAGAGAACACCGAGAGGGTCTAAACCTGATACAAACAACAAGAAAAAAAAGGGAAAAAAATAATAAACAATAATAACAAATAATTAAACAAGAAAAAGGGAAAAAAAAGGGAAAAAAAAGGGAAAAATAAATAAAAAATAACAATAAATAATATATAATGTCAACCGTTCAAATATATTATTTATATTCGGATAGGCTAAAAAAAAGTTTATCAAAAATAAATTTTGACGCGATTGTGAATAAAGGTGATATGTCTTTAGATGAATTATATAATCAAATTAAAAAACTTCCGGATTTTTGTAGAGGAGAGGAATCGATCGATTATTCTTATTTTTTAAATTTAATTGCTTCAGACATAAATTTATATGCGGTTTTAGATGGAAATATTGCTGGAGTGTTAAGTTTTATGTTTAATATAAAAGACGGATTTAATATAATAAATTTTAATGGCATTTGTTCTCCAAGTAAATATTCAGGACAAGGTGTTGGACAAGAATTAATTCATACTTTAATAAAAATTGGAAAACTAAACAACATTCAATATATTTCTCTTGATTGCAAAGGTAAAATAATGAATTATTATCACGATAAATTTGGATTTGAAATAGTAAGTTCACATGTATCATATGAAGATGACGATGACGACTCTGATGAAGAAGACTCTACAAAACCGAAAGAATTATATTATTTAATGAGATTAAATTTATCAAATGTTTCAGGGGGGAAAAAAAAAAGACATAAAAAAGGTTCAAATAGAAAAAGAACAAATAGAAAAAGAACAAATAGAAAAAGAACAAATAGAAAAGTAAAGAAAAATTGCTCCACAAGAAAAAAGAATTAAAAAAAAATTTAAAAGAATTGTATATATATAATAATGACGATACAATTTTGGTCAAACGATCCCACCATTTTATTTAATAAAGAATATATTTTTGAATTATGGCCAAAAACATATATGTGTTATGAACAAAAATTGAATTCAATATCAAGATTAATTATACTATTAACAATTTTAGGATATATTTTAACAACGTCAAAAAAAATTGCGGTTGTTGGTGTGTTAACCTTATTAGTTATATTTATCTTATACACAATGCGTAAGCAAAAAATAACAAAAGATTCATTAGAAAATTTTGAAGTGCAAGGAAATGAGGTTACACAAATGTTTGATAATAAACCAAAATCATTTGTAAATCCAGTAACTTTAGACGCTGTATTAAGAACTGAATTTAAAGAAGGAAATAAAAAAAATCCATTTAGCAATGTTTTATTAACTCAGATAAATGATGAACCAAATAGAAAAGCAGCACCCCCATCATTTAATGTAGATTGTGATGAAGATATTACAAAAAATGTTAAACGAGCGGTTCAAATGATGAATCCTGGTATAAAAAATACGAATAAACAATTGTTTGGAGATCTTTGGCAGAATTTTCAATTAGATAATTTTTTAAGACCATTTAATAGTTGTCCAAATACTCGTATATCAAACGACCAAGGTGCTTATGGACAATTTCTTTATGGAAATATGCCAAGCGCAAAAGAAGATACACCGGAAGGCAATATGCAGAGATATGCTGATTCGTATAGATATACTCTTTATTAATTTTAGCCGATTTATTTTTTTATACCTTTTTACATTTCAAAGCACCAATTATAGGAAAATATATGCCGGATATAAAAAATTATCAAGTTATTCGAAAAACGGTATAAATATAAATATAAATATAAATAATTATTTTTTATTTTTTTATTTAAAAAAATAATGTTTATTATAATATATAATGGCAACTTACTCAGGATATACTTTTAATAATCTCTCTAGGATTGGATTAGACGAATGCTCTGGTTCACAAGAAGACATGCAAAATGTAGCGGCTTGCAATTATTCAACACAAAATTATTTTTCTTCTGATTGTTCAATGAAAAAACCAATTGATCTTGCAACCACACAACCAGGCATTATGTATAATGGTGGTTACCAAGTAGGTGCCGGTGGTTGTAATATTAATGAGTCCTCAAATCTTCAAATTGGAACCATTCAAACACATCCAAGATGTCGTATTGATTTGTTTCATAGACCATTCGCTACAGTTCCTTATTTAGGGCGTGGTTCTGTAAATCCTATAATGGAATCTCAAATTCAACAAGGAGAGCAAATCGTAAACAAGCGTAGCATCAATAACTTAAGCGAAAAAAGTTACATTAAATATCATCAAACTCCATTATTGCCTGCCGTTCAAAAAAGAATAAATAATCCGGCAAATCAAATTGAAAGTGTTGCTTCTGATGGGTGGGTTCGTGGTGGTGTTCCTTCACGTGAATTAACTCGTGATTCGGATTATTTTAATAAGCATTCTACTTATCAATATGCTTAAATTTATTAATATTTATTTAATTAATATTTATTTAATATTTATTTAAAGATAATGAAACAATTTAAATAAATGTATAACACAAAATATGAATGTAGGTATGACAAAGATACCGTGTTTTTAAAAGAGGATAAAGTGAGTGATAATGAAAAAGAATATATTCTTAATATATTATATCAAGAAGATTATTTAGCCATTTTTTCAATAAAACAATATGATGCTAAAGCAGCCACCAATTTAAGTAATTCAATAGGTGAATTATATGAAAAAATAAAAGACAGTGATGTGCTTAAAGATATTATGAAAAAAGCCGCATCAACCGTAATGTCAATTGATTTACAAATTGGATTATGTATTTTATATTCCTATGATTATATGTATATTACACATAAGTGTGTATCTGAATATTTAGATACTAACTTTATTTCATTATATAATATTGATAAAATTAACAAACTAATAAGCAATAAATAAGTAATTTAATAAACTATATTTTATAAATATATATAAATGGCTTCTACTCGTAATAAAAATACTCCTGGAAACTATTGTTTAGAACAAAGACAATATCAACAATCCAATATATATACATCATACGCAAATTCACAATATGGCGCGGCTTACAATACTAGACTCCCTGGTAATGGCTTATTGCCTGGGCAAATACCTTGGAATAAATTATCATATAACGCTCCTGATACGGAATCTTTTTTATTAGGCATTAATTCTACAAATTTAGTAAATCCGGCACCATGTTTTGTACCTGAAATTACAAAATTAGATTCAGCAAACATTTATAATAAATCCACTATTTTAATGCCTGAACCTCTAGTGATTGAAAAAAATCAACGACCTTATCCAGTTCCAAATTAATAATATTTAACATTAATAATATTTAATATTAATATTCTGGACTATGTTTTTTAAACAAACACCCCTGCACTATTAATCCCTTGACCGGCACAATAACGGACGGATTTTGGTGATCACAATTAGTCATCCAAATTTTGATTATACAGAAATTCTTTTTTGGCGAAATAGTTATCCCAGTCACATTTTTTACAAAGGAAGTTCCATTGGAAATAGAAGCTCCAACAATTCTATAGGTCAAATCAGTCCACGCTTTAAAAACACTTTTATTTGGAACTTTGTAAGAAAAACACCCACCATCTCTATTTTTAGGGTCTTCCCACATAGGATTTATCCCTTGTTTCATCATAAATAACATACAATTTTCTACAAGAGGGATTGGTAAAGATTCAATAACCGCAATTGTTTCCTCAACTGTAGTAAATGTTGAAATAGCAATGTAACTTTTTAAACTCCAATCTGTATTATGAGGCAAATGTGCCCACAAAGTCCATTTGTCTGATAAAGGATGAAAAGACTCTGAAGAAGTTGCTGTTTCCATTGTATTAGTATGCTGGGATAACATATCGTAGTTAAATATCTCAATTTTTTTTTAAATCGTTTTTAAATATATATTTATTGTTTATTCGGATATTAATTTAATATAATTTTATACCCATCGGTTGTTAATAAAATGCTCTCATTGTTATTTATAAACAATATTTCGACAACATTTACATTGTGATCAATAAATTTAAGACTATAAATCATTGTATCTAATATTTTAAAATTTTTATCCAGATAATTTTTTACGTAAAAAATAAAAAAATCTTTTGTGAATTTATTATCGACAAAATAATAATTAAATTCGTTTGTTAAAAGATCTATTTTATATATAATACCATCTACTTTAAATTCAATCAACATAAACTTACACGTTGATTCTGTAAAAGTTACTTCAGCATCTTTACATTTTTCATCGTATATTATTTTTTTATATATTGGCGTTTGTTCGACATTATCACAAATAATAAAATCAGGTGAATTAATTAAAGTAGTATATACATTATAATCCTTTACAAAACTAAATAAAAGAGTGGTTTCTTTTTTTGTATTTTTAAAAAAGTTAAAGAGCATCGGATTATTTTCAATATATTTATTGACATAATTTTTGTTCTGATAAAACACAATTTGACATTTACTAAAGAAATAAATGCAATTATACGATAAATTTACAAAAAAACTTGGAAATTTTCTGTCAATAAAATCAGCTAAAAGAACGCCAATGCTAAATCCAATAAAAAAATTCTGTATAGTCATTAATATATTCAATATTTAACATTTGTTTAAATTGTTTATATTTATACATAAACACATCTCTAACTTTGATAAGCAGGACTACTTGAATTTGTTGGAATTGTTGTATTATTTGTATTATTAGAAACATTGTTTGCGTTTGCATTTGGATTTGGAACTATAATATTTGGTGAATTATAATAAACTGGATTAATAATTGAATTATAGTTGGGGTCATAAATAACAATATTTCCTAAATTATCAACTTTTATATTATTACCATAATTAGTTGGTTCATCGCATTTATAATTAAATTTTCCTGTCGACGCATCTAAACCAAATACATATAATATCATGCTAACTATTACTGTCATCAAAATAAATGGTATAAAAACTATGACCCATGAGACAAATGTTAATCCTTGTTCACATAAAATATTAAGTAATAACGTTACCATTATTGTTACAATCACTTTTATAATTGCTGTGTTATAAAGACCTTTAAATGTATCAATAAGTATTTGAGTTATGGAAAATATTAAATATATTATTGCTGGTGCGCATAAATTTTTCATTTTATATTATATTTATATTTAATATTTAATTTATAGTTTAGTTAGCTAATTTTCGTCCGCATAAAAAAATGGTTCGCTTTCTTTAAAATAACCTACCTTCTCGCCTTGTTCTCCTTCGTCGGTTAATTCCCAAATAAACCCATTTTCATCATTATTCGTACAATAATTTTTTTCGTCAATTTCAATTTCAAATATTTCTTCTTCTTCTTCTTTTGTTTCAGTTTCAATACTTAGTTCATCATTTGGTTGAGTAGGTAGTTCTTCTTCTTCTTCAACTTCAACTTCTTCTTCTTCAACTTCTTCACCTTCTTCTTCAACTCCTTCTTCAACTCCTTCTTCAACTCCTTCTTCAACATCTTCTTCTTCTTCTTCTTCATCTTCACCTTCTTCTTCTTCATCTTCAACTTGTTCTTCTTCTTTTTCTTCTTCTTCAACTTCTTCTTCAGCTTCTTCTTCAGCTTCAGCTTCTTCTTCAACACTAAAAACTACTTTTTCAATATTAACTACTACTTCTTCAACTTCATTTTCCATTTTATCAACTACTATTTTTTCTGTTTTAACAACAACTTCTTGACCTTTTTCTAAAAAAATGTCTGAATAAATAATTTTAACATTAGAAAGGTCTTTGTTTTCATCTTCGTTTTCATTTTCATCTTCATCTTCACTCTCAATTGGGTCTTCAACATAAATTTCAACATTTTCATCTTCACTTGTTTTAACAACAGAAGCCTTTTCAATATTATTGTTTGAATGATTTTTTGTTTTTAAACATTTTATTTGAGTTGACAATTTTTCTAAAAACGGAATTAATCCAACAACAGTTGTTTCAACTTTATTAAATCTATCTTCTAATTTTAAAATTTTATCATTTATAATGTCGTTGTCGTGACAATTTATATTTTTATAAACATTATCAGTATCGCGGTCCAAAACTGGTTCAACCAGATCAATTGAATATTTTTTTCGTTTAATCTCTTGAGCAATAGATGGCAATTGCATGATTTGTTTATGTGTTTCTTCTAATAATTCATATCTTTCAATATAATCAGCATGTAATTTATTTAATCCACATTGAATTACTTTTTCAACTTCAGTCATAATTGATTGAATATCAAAATTTCCTTGTTCTTTCATTATTCTTGGATAGTTAATATATAACGATTCGTTTAATATGATTTAAAAAATAATTTATCTAGTTCATATATGGACAATATTTCTTTAGTTGAAACAGACCAAATTGATAGTAAAATTCAAATTATAATGAGACAAACCGATTATACAGAAGAAAAAGCGAGAGAAAAATTAGGAGAATTTAAATTTAACGAAATAAGCGTAATACGAGATTATTTTGGTATCACAGAAAAAAATATTCAGCCTAAAATAACATCGGTTAACCAAGCAATTTATAAACAATTGAGAACTCGTTTAGATAGTTCTATGCGCGATTACCACGAGAGAGTAAATAAAGGTGAAGCAAAAAAAATTATATAATAATAATATACAAATGTCTTTGAAAAGTTTTTTTGGAAAAAAACATAAATATGAAACTCAAGACGATTTAAAAAATATGACGGCTGAAGAAATAGTTAGATTAAACCCATCTGATGTTAGTTCTCAGATTGAAAATGTTACAGGCAAAACACCTTTAACTGGCGTTAAAAAAAGAGCAATGTTTAATTTATTAGCTCAAAAAAGAGAGTCTAAAAATAATCCTAACCCAGAAATAAGAAACAAAGTAATTAATTCATTTTTAGAAAGAGAACATTTGATAAATAATCCTAAAATATCAAATATGATTGTTGATGTTAATACTGAAATGATGAATGAAAAAGTTTCACAAAAACAGCTTGAAAATAGACTAAAACGACTTAACGACCAACCTGAAATACCATATACACCAGAAGAAGAACTGTATTTAAGGGTGCAAAAACTTTCCGTTGGAGGGAAAACAAAAAAATACAAAAAATCAAATAAAAAACGCGGTAAAACAAATAAAAAACACGGAAAATCAAATAAAAACCGCGGTAAAAAATATAGAAAATAAATAAACAATATTCGCAACATTCGCAATATTCGCAACATTCGCAATATTCGCAACTATTATTTTTTAAACTTTACCTTTTTTACAGAAGAAATTTTATTAAGATTTGGGACTGGGATTGGCGATTGCATTGAATATACCAACATGTTTAAATAATTTATATAATCGACAAAATAAATAATCAAAAAAGAAAATAAAAATAAAAGTAAACCAATATAATTTTCTGTTACATATTGAAAAACATTTGTTAAGGATTCGTCGTTTTTTAAATTATAATTGTCCATAATATAATCAAATAAAAAATAATATTGTATCTCATATAATACGACATTATTTAAGGTTGAGTTAATCCAAAATGTTCGCTCAATATACTATTTTTAGTTTGTTTTCTTTGTATTTTTCTTAATTTAATATTATTTGTTGGAATTGTTTTATTGTTTATAATAAAATCGTCATTATCTTCATGAAGTTCTGGCATTATACGCGTTAATGGTTTATCAACAACTAAAAATAAACGTTCGTTTCGCAACAATGACCTATATTCTTGAATGTTTAAATTTCCATAATACTTTTCTAACATATAGTAAGGATTAGCAGCAGGTTTTATATTTCTTTCATAATTATACACTTTTGAATATATGTGATTTATTAACTGATATCTCTCAAATTTAATAGAACTATCAATATTTTCTTCCATAAGGTGGGCAACTGCGCATTCTGGACTACAAAAACATCCATAAACATGGTATGTATTATTCATAAAATGTTTGGGAATATAAACAGGGGGATTATCAAATTCACACGTGTCCCAAAAACAAGCCGATTTTTTATTGTCACTATTATTAACATGTAAATTATGCTCAAGAATTTTTAATTTCTTCCAAATGTCTCTAATATTATTTTTTGGTTCAAATGCGACATCACCGTCACCATCTATATCATATTCAGATATTTTTTCTGTTTGATTAATAGAATCGTTTGTATTATCTTCGCCAGCAATTACATCATAAGATAAATTTGTTGAATCAGAAAAAGAAAAACCTTCTAACGCTGAACCAAATAAATTTAAAGAAGAATTTAAATCTTTAATTGAACATTTAAGATGCAAAATAACGTTTGGTTTTGTTTCTTTTAAATTTAATAGAGGTGTAATTTGTTGCACTATTTTACCTCCTTTTGGTTTGCGTCCACGTTTTTTAGGAACAGGTTTGCTATCATTATCATTATCATTATCAATGTCATTATCATGTGTGTGTAAAGTTTTATTTTCATCGTCTAAATTTACTTTAATATCATCATCATTATTATTATCATTGTTCTTAATATCGTCATCATTATCATCATTATTATCACTTATTTGAATAATTATATTTTCATTATTTTTTTCTATAAAAGCAATTTCATTTTTGTGAGCGATTTCTTCCATTTCTTTTTTTGACTTTCTACCGCGTTTTTTTCCAACAACATTTCCAACATTTCCAACATTTCCAACATTTCCAACATTTCCTATTTTTTTTGACATACTATTTATATTTTAATCTATAAGAACAGATTTATATTGTTTTCAAATATATTAAATTTTAATTTGCAAACACGGCGTTTTATAACAATCTCTACATACAGGAATATAACTATCCGAACCAATAATGGTTTGCTCCTTTTCACTAGTTAACCTGGCTGTGAATATTCCAAGTGTACCATTTTTACAAATGGCACAAAGCGTTGTTAATTTAGAAACTTTATCACATAAAGGAATTAAATCTAGAATTTGACCAAATTTTTTTCTTTCAAAATCACCATCTAAACCACATACATACACTTGTTTTCCATGATTTATCATATCATTTACAACTTCAAATAAATCGTCAAAGAATTGCCCTTCATTTATCAAAATAACCTTTGAATTTTTAGTTATTAAATAATTAGAATTCGTTTGAGTAATAATTCCAGATAAATCAACATTTTCAGGCTTCCAAACATTTTTTAAACAATTTGTTTTAATACACGGAATCGTACTTTTATTATGGGTTACAATAGTTTCATTTTCGTCATAACGATTATCAAACGCATGATTAATTGCTATTACTGAAATGTCGCAAAATTTGCATTGATTATAAATTTCAATTAAACGAGATGTCTTACCTGAGAACATTGGACCGATAATAAGTTCAACATATCCTGATTTATATAATGAAGCCATATCTGTTTATTTATACATTTATTATTTAAATATTATTTAATTCAATTTTTTAATAAAAGATAAGCTTTATTTACACGTTTTTGTTGCACGCTCCATTAAAAAATGTAAAATTTAAAAGGGTACTATTGTATCTTCCACTAAATAATATTGGACTACCGTCAATTTGTAATCATTACTTTTATGTGTAAATAATTTGATATTTATTATAAAAAAATTGAAACACTTATTGTGTTTATAAATAAATGTATTATGTCATAATAAGGAATGGAAACACCAAAAAGCATCAAGATAAATAAAAACCCTTTGGTTAAATTTGTGTTAGAACCTTGTGATTATGAATTAATTAATTTAGATTTAATCACTAAATTACCTGATGAATATCCAAGTGAATTTAATGAGTTTTGTTTAATTAATAATCTAAAACCACCAAGCATTACTACTGGAAATGGAAAAGCATTATCTGTAATGTTAAAGTATAAGTTTTGCTATTGGAACAGAGATGTTTGTGATAAATTCGTTGAAAAATTTAATATAACTACAAAAGATAGCATTCAATTATTTAATAAACATAATCAATGGGGTGTCCAAACGAGTAGTGGAACTGAAAGAGGAAAACTTTATATAGTTTATCCATATTGTTTGTCAAATAAACATAAAATGAGAAAAAATTTTAAGTTTAATGGAACAGAAGAAGAAAAAAATAATGAGATTAATAAAATAAAATCAACAATCCAAACCGATTATGTAGATGTTCCAAACTCTTTATGGCAATTAGGGCATAAAAATCCAGGTTCAACAGATAACACAACGGACAACTTGGTATTACAACCTCCTATACAGGGTAAGTATAGAGACAATTATATATTTATAGATACTTTAACAAAATTTCCAATGCCAAATAAATTAGAAATTATGATAGAAAAAAAAGAAATAGAATTTACAACAGAACAGATAATATTTTATAAGGAAATATTCGATAAATTATTTACATCTATTTAAACAAATATTATAGTATTCACTATTTAATTCAGTTCCTATACATTTTCTTTCAGTATTTTTACACGCTAAAGCGGTTGTTCCACTTCCTAAAAATGGATCAACAACAAGAGAACCTTTTTTACTAAATAATTTAATTAAATGTTCCATTAAAGAAAGAGGTTTAACTGTAATGTGAGTATTATTCTCTCCTTTTTCACTTTTAGAAGGTTTTGATACTAAGAAATTTTTATCATAACTTTCATTATATTCTTCAGTTGTCATTATATTTGCTGGAACTCTATTGTTATCTATTCCTACTTTTTGTGAAAAATCTAATAATCCTGTTTTAAATTGTAATTCATTTTGAATAAATGTTAATTTTCCTAGAGGTTTCATTGCTACACAAATAGGTTCAAAACAAGACCTAATTTGAGGTGTTTTATAATCTTTATATTCATCTATCAATTTATTTTTTTCTTCTTCTGTCAATTTCATTTTTTCTATTATGTGAGACATAGACATACCTTTTGGCATACTTTGTGTGTAAGTCCAATTTATCATATCTCTTATTTCAAAACCTGCAATTTCACAACTCATCGCTATTGCGTGGTATAGTCTTGGCGATGAAAATGACAGAAAATATGCTCCTGGTTTCATTTTTCTAAATAATAATTTTGATAGTTCTAAATAATAATCATATAAATTTTTAACCTGTGATTTATCAAATTTCATACCCTTTGGTAAATGTGTAATATGACTATTTTTTACATCACTATTTACTTCACTTGAAGACCAGTTGTTATCAAGTTTATCAATAAAATATGGTGGATCAGTTATTACACAATCAATGCTATTATCTTCTAATTTATTTAATTCAACCATACAATCTGCGTTTAGAATTTTTATATTGTCATTAATAGGCGTTGTGTCAATATTATTTATAACGCCTGTTTCATTAATATTGTCTCCGTCTTCATCTTCATCTTCAATTATAAATTCTAATGGTTGTTTTTTGCATTTAATAAGTTCAATTAATTCACTTTTATTTTTGGATTTACACTTTGTTATTCCAAGTTCTTCACACTTTTCCAAAAGTTCTGGTTTAGATAATTTGGTTAAATCCATTTCTTCAATATTACAGACTATACTATTAATATTATCCACATTATTTAGTTCAATTTTTTTATTATCCAATAAAAAACTCATTTATAAATTATAAATTATATATTTATATATTTATATAAATAATTCAGTTAAATATATAATCTATTACTAATTAAAGTTTCATGAATTTATCGTTTAAAAACGAATTTACATTTCAACAAAGATTTACTGAATCAACCAGAGTATTAACAAAATATCCAGAGAGAATTCCTATTGTATGCGAACCTTCATCAAATGTTTCAGATAAGTGCCCTTTAATTGATAAAAAAAAATATCTTGTTCCAAGAGACTTAACAATGGGTCAATTTTTATATGTCATTAGAAAAAGATTAAACCTTGCACCAGAAAAAGCTCTTTTTTTATTTGTAAACAATAATATTTTGTCAACAACCAATTTAATGGGACACGTTTATAGACGATATAGAGATAATGACAAATATTTATATATATCATATGCAGAAGAAAATACATTTGGAAATAATAACATACTTTTACACTAATCAATAACCTTTTCTTCTTCAATAACCTTTTCTTCTTCAATAACTTTTTTTTCAATATTAGTCGATTTTTCTATTATGGACCTTGGCAAATTTACAATACATGGGTTAACAAATGCTCGTGAATAATGCTTAAACCATGTCATGAAATCTTTAATAACAAAACTTCGTTGAAATGATTCAGTTAATAATTTCATATTACCTTTTGTGTTGTATTTCGCAATAAAGTTATTAATAACTAAAATTAAATTTAAATCGGAATATTTGTTCATATTTGTATGATTGTAAAGCGGTTTTCTTTTTTTAGCATTGACCCAGTTATGAAATAAGTAGAACATATCTTTAAATTGGTCCTTTGTTTTATAATCAGCTAATTTAAGTTTTCCTAAAAAATTGCTGGAATCAGTGGAACATTCTGGACAAGGTAAATATTTACATATTCTTACAATCATTCCAAACATTGATGGGATTACATGTGGATATGCGGTAGGATTCATTTTTTCTATAAGTGTATGGAATAATGCCCATACAGCAGGACCCCAAATTTCAGGTGGACTCATTATATATCAATTAAACATAAAAAATATAAAGATATAACATAAAATAATTAATATATGAGTAAATACAATATAGAAGATGGCATTGATTTTTTCACGGAATTATACAACAACGAATCATCTGATAATGAAGACGTTGAAGATGAAAACACTAAATGCTTAATAACTAATCAACAATTAACTGACAAACACATTATTTTAAATTGTGGTCATAAATTTAATTATATGCCACTCTATCACGATTTATTAAATCACAAGACAACATTTAATAATATGGAATATGCAAGCGGACAGTTAAACGTTCATGAAATAAGATGTCCTTATTGTCGTAAAAAACAAATAGGTGTATTACCTTATTATGAATGTTTAGGTTTAAAAAAAATAAATGGTGTTAATTTTTATGATTCTAAAATTGATAAATCAGTTTTTCAAACATCTCATGACCATTGTAAATATCAATCATTAAATGAAAATTTTGACTCAACCAAACCTGAATCAAGTAGTAATACAAAATATGTATCTTGTCCCAGTTGTTATGTAACTAAAATACATGTATATAATCCAATAAATTCATTAGAACCTATTACATATGGCGATGAACAACACTATTGTTATATACATATTAAAAAAATTATAAAAAAGCATAAGAATAATATAGCAATATTAGAGAAAGAAGAAGCCAAGAAATTAAAAGAAGAAGCCAAGAAATTAAAAGAAGAAACCAAGAAATTAAAAGGAGGAAATAAAAAACAAATGTCAGTCGAAAATATTGTGTTGGATAATAATGAGGTGGGTTGTGTTGCGATTTTAAAAACAGGAGTAAAAAAAGGTAACGTGTGTGGATGTAAGATTTACACTGAAAATATATGTTTGCGACACTTTCAAATAAATAAAAATAATAAATAAAAATAATAATAAAAATATTATAAAAATTAAGATTTAAATATAATATAGCAATAACATCAATGGAAGTAAAAGAACAATTAGTTAATAATATTAAAGATTGGATAAAAATAGATACTGAAATAGCTCATTTAAAAAGCGAAACGAAAGAAAAAATTAATAAGAAAAAATGTTTAACAGAGAATCTGGTAATGGTTATGAAAACAAATAACATTGATTGTTTCGACATTAATGGTGGTGCATTAATTTACAAAAAAAATAAAGTAAAGAAACCAATAAATGGAAAAACTCTTTTATTGTCACTACAAAATTATTATAAAAACAATGAAAAAATGGCAGAAGAAATAACAAAATATATAATGGATAGTCGTGAAGAACAAATTAAAGAAATAATTAAAAGAAAAATAGACAAATAAATAAACACATAAATAAACAAATTAAACAAATGATACTATATAATATATGGATTCAACCAAAGACCAAGTATATTATAATTATCTTATTAAAAATTTAACAAAAGATGTTGAATCGATTGATGATTTAAATAAATATAACGAAATAATATTATGCGTTTATACCATTAACACGACAGGAAAATATCCGTTTATCAAATATCTTCTTTCAAATAATGAGGTTGATGACAAATTATCTCTCCCAGTTTTAAAAGTGTATAAAGAGTTTAATAAAAACGAATTAAAATTCGAGGCAAAAGTTTTTTTGTCAAATATGTTAGAAATTAGTTTGGATGAATTAAAACGAAAAATTGAATTTGATGGATTTCATGAATATAAACAAAATTTATACTTATTTTTTGATACAACAAAATGTCAAATAAATAAGTATAAATTTTGTTTACATTCCTTACGGTTTGCTTTAATTGACGAAATTATAAACCATTCTTGTGTGCTTAATAATGAAATAAGTTATGAAACTAAACAATTTTTTGTGAATAATGATTTTACAATTTTTTTATATGATAAAAAGAACGAAGTATTTGAAACACCAATTGTTGGATTTGTTGACAAACAAACACCTGCCCAATTGAATTTTGTATTTACATTTGGGGAGAGTTCTAAAAATAAATCGGCTATTTTAGGTCCTTATTATTATTTTTATACAAATTTTATAAGGAAAAATACACATTCAACAGGTGGAATTGTCAGATTTGCGTTATTTACAGGAAATTCAAAATATATTGAAAATGTTCCAACCGGTCAAATCGATGATTCTGATATTAAAAAACAACGTCTCGAGGATAAATCTTTAAATAGAAATTATGAAATCCAAACATTAAGAATATCAGACCATGATGGAATATGGGCAAATACATATGATAGTGCATATTTAGGAAATATAGAATTAGATGATGGCAGTTTTGTTGAAGAAACGTCAATGGTTGTATTGAAAGAATATAATCAACAAACTCCTTTAAGTTACCATTATATAAACACCAAAAACAATCTTAAGGGAACTTAATAAAAACTTTACAATAAAAACTTTACAATAAAAACTTTACAACAATAATAATATATAAAATAATAGTATATGAACCCAATTACACTACTAGGTTTATCTATTATTTTTTTCTATAGTTTAACACAAGTGTTGAAATTTTATGGAATCGGTGAAGATGTATATGGTGTATATATTTTATTTTATATATTTATTATTTTATGTATTTTAATTTTACCAAATAATTATCCAAAAATTTAGTGTAAACACAAAAGCTGTTTTCTTTAAATTGTTTTTTTAAATATAAAAAAAATTGAACTAAAGACAAAACAATATATTATAAACAATATAAAGAAATGGAAAAACGCTTAAATAAAAAGCTCGAAACATATATTACTTTGTTTAAAGATAGTATTCGCGATAAAGGTACTGAATTAGGATTAAACGGAGATATTAAATCAACCCAGTTATTACAATATATTTATGACTATGATAGAATGTCGTTTAATAAAGAAGATTTCCAGAAAAGAAAGCGAGTAAAAAATTTTGTGCCGGTTTTTGACAGATGTTGTGCTAAAAGAGCCAGTAATGAGCAGTGTACAAGACGCAGAAAAGAAGGCATTGAGTATTGTGGAACACATATGAAGGGTACCCCACACGGAATAATTGTTGAAAACGCGGATGAACAAAAAAATAATACACATAAACTTGAAGTTTGGGCGCAAGACATTCAAGGCATTATGTATTATATTGATAAATTTAATAATGTTTACAATACAGCTGACATTATCAAAAATCAAATTAACCCAAAAATTATAGCAAAATATGTGGTTAATGGAGAGAATTATAATATTCCTGAATTTAACCTCTAACTAAATAATGTATATATTTACATTTACATTTACACATCTTCTCAGTTAAACCTCACCATTTTAGTAAATAATATATGCTTTATATGTTCCACCAAAAGTTTTATTTGTCCATATTTCTTTTAATGAGTATTTTATTTTATTTTCTAATTTACACTCATCAATTTCATTAATTTTTTTTATTATATCATCAAGTTTCATGTTAAAATTTACTATTTTACCATGCAATAATTTATTATTTTTTGAAGAGTTGTCACTAATTTCTAAGAGATTATTTTCAATATCATAGTTTTGCATTATTATATAACCATCATTGATTTCAAAATTGATATTTATTTTTTGTATTAGTTCTAAATTAGTTAATTTATTGTAAAAAAAGAATTTTACCATTTATACTTTATAAAAATAATTAAATATATACAAAATAAACAAATATAAATTTGGGCGTTTGAAATGTTAAAAGGTGTTATAAATTAAATTATAATGTACTTATTAATTGTCCGTCTTTAAACATTGAACACTTGAACGTTTGTTTACTAGGTTGATAACACATTTCTTTATTACTTGACACTTCATTAAAGAATAAATATTTACCGGACCCACCAGCATACATTAAAGTAACAATTAAAGCGGACGATGCTGCACCAAGTAATACATTCAAAAATAAATCACCTGTTTTAATAACACATTTCTTATAAATTTTAATAAACATATCCATTAAAAAGTATGTTATTAATGAAATAAATACCCAGTAATTAATTGACCCATTGCTAAACATTGGAAAGGATAAATACATAATTGTAAAAGCAAAAACAAACGCACTAAACGTCGGATTTCCATATTTACTATATTGGATTGAAGTACAAATCGTTCCATCATTTACAATAGGATTAGCACCAGATATTATATAACCATAATTTCTAACCACACAACAACCAATTAAAAATCCTAAATAAATTAAACCTTTAAAATTTTGAAATATAAAAGACATTCCTGTAATACTTGTTGCAAGTATAATTGGAGAGAAAAAAGATAAAAAAACGATTATATTCATTGGTTGAAATAATTGTAAAGGCGTGTTTGGAACACCACCCATTTTCATTGTTGTATTTTGACTGCTCATATAATAATTATAAATACTTTAATTTCAATTATTATTATATATTACACAAAGTTTAATGAGGGTCTTTAAGTAGGTTTCGCATTATATATTTATTCAAATGCTAACGCAAATACTTCTTCTATTTTACTTATGGGATGAAATTTAATCCCTTCTACTAATGCAGTATTCTTATATTTTTTCATAAAAGTATCATAATCTTTTAAGTTGTCAACTGGAAATAATATTTCCTTAACACCTGCTTTAATTGCTCCTATAATTTTCAAGTCTAACCCACCAATTTCAGCAACATTTCCATTTAAACAAATCTCTCCAGTTATTGCTATATTATATTTTATTTTTTTGTTATTCAATATGCTATAAATAGCCGTTGTAATTGCGGTTCCGGCACTTGGTCCATCCTTTGGTATAGCCCCCTCTGGACAATGAATATGGACACCATTTATATTTTTATCCAATGAATGTTCGTCTCTTATTTCTTTTTTAGTTAATAACGGCGTCAAATTCCAAGCCAGTGTTAACGCAACATTCATTGATTCTTTCATAACATCTCCTTGCATACCAGTTAAATGGAGAGAAAGAAATTCTTGTGCTGGTCTCCATCCAACTTGAATTGGAATAACACCGCCTCTACCTAAAGCATTCGCCCATAACCCATTAATAATACCAATACAACTTTCATTGTGAATCTTCTTGTGTTTTATTTCATATTTATCCTTAAAATATTTATTTTTTACATCTTCGACACTTATTTTAATCGGCAATTCATATTCCTTATCAGAACACTTTAAAACATCCAGATTTATCTCTCCAACTATTTCAAACATTATTTGTTTTAACTTACGAACACCAGATTCAATAGTGTATTCATCTATAATAAACTTTAAGACTTCGTCAGAAAAAATAATCATCTCTTCTAACCCCATCTTCTTATAAACTTCTGGTAAAATATGAACTTTACATATTATTAGTTTATCTTCGAGAGAAAGATTATCAAATTTAATTCGATGAATTCGGTCTAATAAAATTTTATCTATTGCTTCAACATCATTATAAGATAATACAAATAATGCTTTCGATAAATCTAAATCTATTCCTGTAAAGTATTTATCTTGAAAACAATCGTTTTGGGCAGGGTCTAATAAATGCGTTAAAATGCCAATAATTTCCTTACCTTGTTCGGTACGACTTATTTTATCAACCTCGTCTATAAAAATAATAGGATTCATACATTTTTTATCAATTAAAATTTGGACGATTGATCCCCAAGTACTACCTACATAAGTATAATTGTGACCATGAAGAGTGCTTCCATTACTATCACCACCCATTTGTATCATTGAGAATGGTCTTGAATTTCCAGATTCATCTTTTAAACAGTCCGATAATCCTCGCTTTGCTAAACTTGTTTTTCCTATACCAGGGGGTCCTTCAAAACCAAAGCAATATCCGTCTTGTTCACCATTTATCCATTGTCCGATAATTTTTTCTATTTGTTTTTTGGCTTTTTCGTGACCATGAACCGCTTTATCCAGATTTTGTTTTACTTCAATCATATAATTTGTTATTGCTTTTATATTGTTGTTATTTTTATCGATATCATTTTGCATTTCAATATTGTTTAACAGTGGGTTTACATTTGTACAAGAACTAAACTGCGCAATTATATTCTCTATAATTTGATTATCATTGTCTTCAATATAAGTGTCCAAAATTTTGATTATATAACCAACCATTTCATTTTTAGTTAAATGTGTAAATTTCTCTCTAGGTTTATTATATTTCTTTAAAATGCCATCTACGATTTTAACATTTGATGTTATTTTTTTTTTATCTCCAGTTGTCAAATATTCTTTTATTTTTTCTATTTGGAGGGGTTTATCTGTTTCTTGTATTTTTTTTAAATTTTTTATAATTTCAATACTTGTATATTTATCTTTTTTATGTATATCAGGAAAAAACTGTTCAATGTTATATTTATTATGCATGTCTTTAAAATTGTTCCTAACGGTTTCCATGATGTTTAATATTGGTTCTTTTTTATAAACTCCAAATGGAATTTTTAATAAACCGTCCAAATATTGACGAGCTTTTGTACCTGAATCTTCTGATTTTGCTTTTACTTCTTTTAGCTTTATCATAGCTTTTTCTTTTACATAATCCGGCACTTTTAATAAGCATATTTGTTGTTCAAGTGGTATTTTATTAATATCAAAATTTGATAAATCATTTGTATATTGTATTGTTTTCTTCATGGCTTGTTTAAAATATTGCTTTATAGACCACGGCAAACTATCAAACAATATTGTCTGTTGTTGCGTATCAATATTTCCATTGGTTTCATTTGAGAGAATATCATATAATAAATAAGCCAAATATTGATTTTCATAATAAAATGACCTAACTAAAAGCATTATTAACGTATTTCTTTTATTATACATCTCGTCTGTTATAAAATCTTTTAATGTTTGAGAGATTTGTTTTTGTTTTATTATATTTATTTGAGTTACAGTCCCTACAAATTTATTATACACATCAACTTCATTTTCATTTATTAAAAAATCTTTCAACATTAACGACGTTATAAATGTGTCAAATACATTGGCATTAAATAAGGGATCGTTTGGAACATTTTTCTTTATTCTATTTATTTTGTCCAAAATAAATTGGTTGTTCAAAAAATCAATAATAATATCATCCACAATTCCATAAATTACTATTTTCTTTTTAAGAGAAATTGAATAAACATTCACTTTTATTCCGTGTACTTTCATGTGAAATTCTTTGTAATCCGATACAATATCAAAACATGATAAATTAATTTGGATATCATCGTTGTTATCAATATTTTTTTTAGGTTCATTTTTTTGCACAAGTTTATAACTTGTCGGATGAAAATATTTTTTTAAAAGTTCAAATTTTTGATTATTATTCTCATCTATTGGAATTTCGTTATTATTACCAAAACAAATTAATAACAAATCTTCAAAATTATATGTACCATAAGTTTTTAATAAACACGATAATTCATTATTTATTAATTGAAGAGCATCAATAACTGTTTTAGATTGCATTGAGCCCACATTTATAACTTGCTCTATATTTTTGCTTATTTTCTTTATTTTTTCGATACAAAGGTTTACATCATTTATTCCTAAAATGTCTAAAATCTTATTTTTCTGGACATGAATTATTGTTTTTTGAATAACATCTTTAAAAAATTCAATCTTCTTCTCAACTAAAGGTAAAACATTGCAAATCATTTGTTGTTCTATATTTTTACCATTTTGAGTTTTTGGGGACATCCGTTATATATTATTCTTATTTAATATTTACATAATTATTATTTAATGGTGTAAAATAATGTAGTATCGTTTTTATAAAAATATTACCTATTATCACGCGGTTTAATATATAAATAAATAAATAAATAAATAAATAAATAAATAAATAAATAAATAAATAAATAAATAAATAAATAAATAAATAAATTAATAAATAAATAAATAAATAAATAAATAAATTAATAAATAAATAAATTAATAAATTAATAAATATAAATGTTGGGGTAATATTATTGTTGGGGTAATATTATTGTTGGGGTAATATTATTGTTGGGGTAATATTATTGTTGGGGTAATATTATTGTTGGGGTAATATTATCGGTGTAGCAAAATATATTAAATCAATACTATTTAAACGCAATTATCGTATGATACATAAAGATAAATGGGCATTCCTTCCTATTTTAGTTATATCGTAAAAAATCACATTAACATTATAAGAAAATTATCATTAAATCCTATTAAAGTTGATAATCTTTACTTGGATTGCAATTCTATTATTTATGACGCGTTTTATAAAATGGACGCAACTACAATGACTGAAGAAGTGTCCGCTATTATTATTTCAAAAACAATTCAAACAATTAAAGAATACATTTGGTTACTTAAACCAACGCAAAAAGTGATGATTGCTTTTGATGGTGTAGCACCAGTAGCTAAACTTGAACAACAACGGTCAAGGCGTTTTAAATCGTCCTTTCAAAATTCCCTATCAAGATCTATTTTAAAAACAACCACACCGGATCCCTGGAATACAACTGCTATCACACCTGGAACATTGTTTATGAAAATGTTGGACGACAAAATTGTTGAAGTATTCTCCAATCCAACATCATTTAATTTAAAGGACATTATTATTTCAGGCACAAATGTATATGGTGAAGGAGAGCATAAAATATTTAAATATATTAGAGATTATAATATTTATCATGAAACAACCAATACAATTATTTACGGATTAGACGCTGACCTCATTATGCTTTCAATTAATCATTTACCAATTGCACCAAATATTTATTTATTTAGAGAAACGCCTGAATTTATAAAGTCTATTAATTGTGAGCTTGAACCAAATGAATTATATGTTTTAGATATTCCAGAATTAACCAATGTTATTACGCTTGATATAAATAATGGGAATCCAGTCCAACAAAATAATCGCATTTATGATTATATTTTTTTATGTTTTTTTTTAGGGAATGACTTTATGCCTCATTTTCCAGCTTTAAATATTAGAACTGGAGGAATTGATAAATTAATGCAAGCTTATAAGGCAACTATTGGTAATACAACAGAGATTTTAACTGACGGCAAAACGATTTATTGGAAAAATGTTAGAAAATTAGTTGACTTTTTGGCAAAGAATGAACTTGATTTTATTAAAAAAGAGCATATGATGCGTAATAGAAAAGAAAAATATGTTTTACCAGATATAACCCCTGAAGATAAGATAAATAATTTTACAAACATTCCAATGTTTGAACGCTCTGTTGAGAAATTTATTAACCCTTATAAAGACAATTGGCAACATCGCTATTACAAGTCTCTTTTTGATATTAAAATAAACGATGAAACACGCAAACAACTATGTATAAATTATTTAGAGGGGTTAGAGTGGACTATGAAATATTATACAATAGGCTGTCCTGATTGGAGATGGCGATATAATTATAATTACCCACCTTTATTACAAGATTTAATCCATTTTATTCCTTATTTTAATACAGAATTAATTGAAACAAAACAACCAAATCCTGTAACAGAACTCGTCCAATTATGCTATGTATTACCAAAACAAAACTTGCGATTTCTTCCAGATAAATTATATAAATCATTAATTAAACACAAATCAGACCAATATAAAATAGATTGTGATTTTTCATGGGCTTATTGTAAATATTTTTGGGAATGTCATCCAAATCTTCCTGATATAAATGTAGATGAATTAGAAGAATTTGTTAAAAATAATAAATAATAAATAATAAATAATAAATAATAAATAATACAAAAATTATATTGGGGTATATTATATGAGTTTAACAAAAAAAATAAGAAAACCGAAGAGAACAATGAAATTGAAAAGAACAATGAAATTGAAAAGAACCAAAAGAATGAAAAAAAATAAACATTCAAAAAATAAACGCGGTGGTGACGATATAGAGGATGCTAAAAATGCGTTAAATTTAAATTTACAATCAAAACAAGCCAATTTATCCAAAATGTTAAGTGTCGCGTGTAAAAATCCAGATAATTGTTTAGCATTGGGGTATTATGGGGACATTATTAAAACCTTTTTTGACGATTTTAGAAATTTTTCATATGTAAATACTACAAAAATAAAAAGAATTGGAAAACCATCAGCAAATGGGTTTGTATTAGAGGTTCCTTTTGAAAAAAATGGATACACCGCCTATACTGTTTTAAAATGTTCGGCAGAGGCAAGTTCAGATAATTTGTTTTATGAATTTTATGTTGGAAAATTTTTTATCAACCAATTAATGAAAAGATTTCCGTGTTTTGTTGAAACATACGATTGTTATGAAATTAAAACCGAAGAAATATGGGATTCAATGCTTAATAATAAAATAAAATCAGAACCCTTAGATAATATGGTACAATTAAAAAAAATAGAGGAAACTGATTACCAAGAATTTGGCAATTCTTGTTTACAAAATAAAAGGATATCAATACTTATACAGCATTTTGACGATTTTCGATCATTCGCTGATGAATATAAAAAAAATTATGATAATATAAGATATGATGTGTTAAATATATTATATCAAGTGTATTTTACATTAGGAGTATTAGGAAATACATATACACATTATGATTTACATGGTGACAATGTGTTTTTGTATAAACCTTATGAAGGAAAACAATATATAAAAATGAGATATCATAAAAAAGACAAAGTGTATGAATTTCCTAGCGAATATATAGTAAAAATCATAGATTATGGAAGAAATTATTTTAAGAATGGGACAACAAATACGGGTGAATTACTAAAAAATTATATATGTAATAATCCAAAATGTGCACCAAAATGTGGTGAAAATGTAGGATATAATGTTATACAAGGGAGTGCTAATAATCCATGGGCGGATTTTTATTGGATAATGCCAAATAAACCAAATGTATCGCATGATTTAAGACTTGCTAACACATTTAAAGAATATTTAGACGCTTTAATAATATACGACAAATTTACATATAAAACTAAATATGGAACACCTCAAAAGTTAAATCCTGATTATGGGATAACAAATGAAGATGTATCTAATGTTAGCAATTTAGTCATGAGTATTGAATCAATCATAAATAGATTTAATCAACGATACATAATAAGAAAATATGATGAATCGTGGACATGTGTTGCAGAAATGGACATATATGATGATGGACGAGATTATGTGTTTAATGTATTGTCTTCACCCCAATATAAAGATAAACCTGTTGTTCCTGATCCTGTTTCTGTTCCTGAGCCTGTTGTTGTTCCTGAACCTGAGCCTGTTCATGTTCCTGATCCTGAACCTGTTGTTCCTGTTCCTGTTGTTCCTGTTCCTGCTCCTGCAAAAACACGAGAGTTTTTAAAAAATTTAAGAAAAGGGTTTATGTTTTCAAAGTAACTTAAAGAACGTAAATATATTTAATATTTAACATATTTAATATATTAAGTTATATAAATGAAGAAAAAACAAATAATTATGTATTCTTTATTATTGTTATTGTTTGTAATGCTAATGGCTTTTTTATATTACCATGTATTAAACACCAGAGAATATTTCACAAATTATACACCAGTAAATGTATCTGGCTATAAGGTAAATTTTCAAAAGGATGGTTTATCAAGAGACTTAAATAGCGCAAAAAGAAATACTGGCGAATCAATCAATGATTTTTTAACAAGATGTAAAAGTTTATGTCCTGGAGCTATGTGTAAAGGGTTTGTAACCGATTTTAACCCAAACGCTTCTGACCCAAGTTCTTCCATTAACACCTGTTGGATTAAAGGAGTCAACTCTAATCAAACTCCATCAAGCACATTATCAAGTAATCCAAATCGTATAACATACTTAAAAAATTAATATTCATCATTACTTTATTACTTTATTCCTCATTACTTTATTTGGTGCAATTGTAATGATAATTAAAATATTTGTTGATGGCGTTGGTTTTATATGAGGGATTATGGTATAAGAAATATTCATGAAAAAACAACAAATTTATAAAAAACAAAAATTGACGGTTTTCCGATTTTGAAAAGTATTTTGGTTTTCCCATTTTGGACATTTTTTTTGTCTATTTTTGAAAAACTAAAACACTTTACTGAAAAATAAATAGCTGTGACGATAAAAAAAAATTAAGGTCTCCTTACAAAAAAAACAAAAATAAAAATGTGACGATAAAAAAATATTTGAAAATTTGGACATTTTTTCGATTGGCAATCTTTTGGCAATATTTGGCAATCTTTTCCATCGCAAAAATCGCAAGATTTATTTTGTTATAAAGTATGTATTTTTTAAAGGATATATGGTTATGGAAAAATATTCAAAATTTTTGTATTGTGATTGTTGCGATTTTGGCAATCAAAAGTCCGCGATTTTTCAATGTTTTGCGATTTGTCGCAAACCGCAAATGTCGCTACATATATCGTTTGAATTTAAATCATGACTTACTTGAAAACATTTATCTAGTCTGTTCTTTAAATCCTTTTATTATATATTGAAACAAAATACTTAAATATATAATATGCCATTTATTTAGGAAATGCCGGAAATCGTCGAAATCGCAAAAGTGATAGAATTTGAATGTATAAAGTGTAATTACATTACAACTAATAGGTACGATTATAAAAAACATTGTAAAACAATTAAACATAATCAAGAAGGTGTTTTTTCGATTGAAGCTGATACGTCTCGTTTTGCTTGCCATACTTGTAATAAAAATTATAAAGATAATTCAGGATTATGGAAACATAAAAAAATATGTATGCCGTTTTGTGAAACCGAATTTTCAAATACTAATGAAAAACTTTCTAATCAAATAACTCCAGAATTAATTTTAAGTGTATTAGAACAGAATAAAGAGTTGACTAATTTGGTTGTTGAACAAAATAAGACAATATTGGAACTAGCGAAGAACGGCAGTTGTAATACTATTAGTAATACCAATATAAATAGCAACAATAAAACATTTAATTTACAATTTTTCTTAAATGAAACATGTAAAGATGCAATGAACATTACTGATTTTGTGGATTCTCTCAAACTTCAACTATCAGATTTAGAAAATGTTGGTAAAGTAGGATTTATTGAAGGTATATCGAGCATTATTGTTAAAAATTTACAAGCACTTGATGTTCATAAAAGACCAGTTCATTGCGCTGATAAAAAACGAGAAGTAATTTATATAAAAGATGAAAATAAATGGGAAAAAGAGGATAAAGAAAAAAATAAAATACGAAAAGTTATAAAAAATGTTGCATGTAAAAATCAACGCCTTTTATCAAAATACAAAGAAGAACACCCTGGTTGCAATTATAGTGAATCTAAATATGCTGACCAATATAGTAAAATAGTTATTGAAGCCGTGGGTGGTGTTGGAAACAATGATGTTGAAAAAGAAGATAAAATTATCCAAAAAATAATCAAAGGAATTGTTATTGATAAAAACATTGAGTCAATTGATTGAATACTTTTAACTTTTAACTTTTAACTTTATTAAGTTTAGTATTTTTAATTTTAATATAACCAATAATTATGTCAAAACAAATTATCTCAGAAATTGCAAATCGCGATGCTTTTTTTCTTCTTCTTCAAAACAATCCTGGATTAATTGTTTTAAAATTAGGAGCAACATGGTGTGGACCGTGTAAATTAATCGAAAAACCAGTACATGCCTTTTTTGCAACATCACCTGTTGAAGTTGTTTGTGGTGATATTGATGTCGACCAATCATTTGATTTTTATTCTTTTTTAAAATCAAAAAAAATGGTTAATGGCATTCCTGCCTTATTATGTTATAAAAAAGGCAATACATCATATATTCCGGACGACATTATTACTGGTGCGGACCCTACCGCATTGCATCAATTTTTTGTGAGATGTGGAAATTGCTTAACATATGTTTTAGGTAAATACCCTGGAAAACAAACAACTAAATGAGAAAAGGTATAAAAGGTATAAAAGGTATAAAAGGTATAAAAGGTATAAAAGGTATAAAAATAAAAATTGATTGAAACAATTGTTAAATAAAAATAACATATCTAAACGCATTTTATAAGAAAATGGCTCAATATAGTTGTGAAGGTTTTAATTATAAAACTCAAAAAAAAAGTAATTATAAAACTCAAAAAGAACCGCTCGCACCTAATGGGTATTTATATTGTTTTTCAAATATCTCAATGCCACAAACCTTAAAAATAGGAGTGACAACTAGAGAACCTGTATTTCGTCTAAAAGAGGCAAATCAAAGCAATACTTGGAAACCGCCTTTTCCTTACAAATTAGAATTCGCAAAAAAAATAACAAATATTTTTGAAAAAGAAAAAATAATACATGACATATTATCCGAATATAATGAACGAATTAATCCTAATAGAGAATTTTTCAAGACATCCATATCTGTTGTAAAAAAAATATTTGATTTAATTGAAGGTGAGTATTACGCATTAAAGTGCAATACTATCGAGAATAATAGTGTCGATGATAGTATCACCGATGATAGCATTAGTGATAACCAAAATCACATAATTCAACCCAATATTTGCGTAAATAATACAGATGAATTTACTGAATTTATAAATTGGTTTGAAAGGCATTCTTATGAAAATTTAAACGGAAAAATTTCATTGAAACAATTATCTGAAATGTCTGGACTTGAAGAAAATAAAATCAAACAGTTTATGAAAAAGAAAGGGCACCGGTATTATAATTTTAGATTTCCGAGAGATAAAAACGGTAAGTACGAACGAGGTGGATATAAATCATTTGAATTTTTATATTTTAACGAAAAAATATAATATAAAATATTTAGCAAATGTTTATATTATAGACAATGTATGTATAACTAAAACACGAATATAATATTATAATATAATAATATATGAAATTAGGTAATATACAAAATCTATTTATTCTATTTTTTATTCTTATTGTAGTAGGATTTTTATATAGAAGATTTGAAGATAAACGTATGAGAGAAGAAAACCAAGAAAATTATGAAGCCGTTCAAAAATATTTACTAGATGACGTAACTTTAGGTAAGAGTAAAAAACCGATATTATGGATTCACGTTCCTTACGAATATAACTCGCGAAAATGGTTAAGCTTTGGTTCTAGAAGTTCTTTTGATTTAAACCAACCTTATTTATATTTGACAGTTAAAAGTATAATAAAACATTGTGATAAATCATTTACAATTTGTATTTTTGACGACAACTCATTAAAAAAATTAATTCCAGGATGGAATATTGACATGACAAGATTATCTGATCCAATTTTATCTAATATGAGAACATTAGGAATGATGAAATTAATGTACATTTATGGTGGGTTATTATGCCCAATTTCATTTTTGTGTATGAAAGATTTATCCTCTTTATATGCAAAAGGAACACGAGGAGATAAAATGTTTGTTTGTGAAACGATTGATAGAAATTCTACATCCGTAGGCATGAATTTTTATCCAAGCGTCTCTTTTTGTGGTGCGCCAAAAAAATGCGAAACAATTTATAAATTATGCAATTACATTCAAACAATCTCATCACACGATCATACAAGTGAATCCAAATTTTTAGGTCAATTTGATAGATGGTGTATGAAGAAGGTTGATGAAGGTCGGATTAATTTAGTTGAAGGAGTAGAAATAGGTACAAAGACGATCGATGATAAACAAATTATATTGGATGATTTAATGTCAAATAATTATTTGGATTTATATAAAGGTACATATGGCATTTTAATTCAATCAAATGATTTACTAAATCGATTAAAATTTGGGTGGTTTTTAAGAATGTCACCAAGACAAGTGTTGGAATCAGATACAATTATTGGAAATTATTTACTTCTCTCGCAAGATAAACCTGGAGGAATCTTAGAGCCGTTGGAAGTAAAACCAAATTGGGTGTCATTTTGGAAGATTCCCTCAGGCGCCCCTAATTGGGGTTTAAAACCACATTTTTTAGGTAATAATATAAATAAATTACCATATTCAGGTAGATAATTTTATTAAAATATTTTGATTAAAACATTTGGAAATGTTATTATATTTATGTATTTTATAATGAGTGATTCTTTTTTTTCGTCAAAAACAGTGAGCGAAAATTCTTTAACTAATTTGAGTAAAATAGTTACGTCGAGTGGAACATCAAGTGCTACTTCTACCGTGTCACAAACTGACGCAGATAACATTGCGACGAGTACAGCCACCTATGTAGCAAAAGACTGTGCTGAAACAGCGGCAAGTTTGATTAATATTGCTCAAGATTATATATTTTATGTAACCAATTTAAATGATTCTGGTGAGGGGTCTTTAAGATTTGCGTTAGAATGTGCGAATAAAACAATTAGCATTAAAAGCTTTATTAAATTTTCAGTTTCTGGAACTATAACACTGCAAAGTGAATTACCTAAATTAATAAATCCTATTGTTATATTAGGCAAATCGGCACCAGATTGGAATTATATGGGTCAACCGACTATTAAATTAGATTTAAATAGATGTGGTGGTTTAAAATTATTAATAACATCAAATATGTCAATCATAAATGGTTTAGAAATTACAAATTCTTTAGATTCAGGAATAATTGTATTATCAAATAATTGTATTATCGCGGATTGTTACATACATGATAATATAGATAATGGTATATTGTTATATCAAGGTTCGTATGCAAATACTATTGGTGAACTTAAATACGATTTAACAACAGGAAATAAAATTCCAAGCAATGTAATCAATAACAATGGTAATAATGGTATATTTGTAAATTTTTCTCAAAACAATCAAATTATAAATAATTATATTGGTGTCAATTATTCCGGTTCTGAAGTGATGTCAAATAATTCTAATGGCATTTATTTATATAATTCTAACAATAATAATATTGGCAACCCATTTTATACAAATCCAGTAACGGGTGAAAAAAATAATCCAACAGGCAGTGAAGGAATTAAACCAAGTGTTTTTGTAACTCCTCCGTATGGGAATTTAATTAGCGGAAATAAAGAAAACGGAATCATGATAAGCGGTTGTTTTAACACATCAATATTTGGCAATTTTATAGGTACAAATTATGCTGGATTAGAAGCAATTCCAAATAATTTAAATGGAGCATTGGTTACAAATAGCACTTACACCAAATTTCTGGGATGTTCTATAAACAATAATCCGTTTGTTTATTATAATGTTATTTCAGGAAATTTATTGAATGGAATGTTAATTATTTATTCAAATGATACGTACGTTCAAGGAAATTTTATTGGCATTGGAGCACAAAATGATAATTTAATTCCAAATGGTCTTGACGGATTATTCGTTGGTAAGGCAACTTTAAAAACCGTTGTTGGAGGGGTTATTCCGCTTGGAAATGTAATATCTGGAAATACATTGAATGGAATTCATGTCAGTGATACCGCAACTGAATTTGAAACATATAATACATTTGGTGGATTATTTGCTTTTGGAGGTGCAGCACCTAATGGAGATAATGGTATATTATTTGATGGTGAAGGAACCAATATACGAGTTGGTAAATCAAGTGATGATAGAACAAATGTATTTTCAGGTAATAATAAAAATGGAATTGAAATTATTGGTTATATAAGTGATATTGTAGTTGAATCTGTAATAGTTGGGTTAAGAACAAAGGGGCTTTTTCCACCTGAACCAAATAAAGAAAACGGAATTCATTTAGGTGGAAATTGTTCAAATGTTGTCATAGGCAATAAAGTAAGTTCTATTATATTTAATAAAAGTGTAATATCAGGTAACCTTGGGTGTGGTATATTAATTGACGAAAATCCAAGCAATATTTTAATAACAAATACGATTATTGGGTTAAATATTAAACAAGAAGATTCGGTTTTAACCCCTGTTGGAAACAAAAAAGATGGCATTTTAATAAATAGCGATTCAAACAATGTTGTAAAACTTTATTCACCAAATATAATTGCTGGAAATGATGGACACGGTATAAAAATAGGTGATGGTTATAAAAATAATGTAATCACAGATAATTATGTTGGAATTAATATATTTGGAATACCATACCCAAATAAAACTATTCCGGAAATAGTTGGCGACCCATTAACAAATACAATAAAAAATAATATATTGCCATCATAAATATTATATTGTCAAACAATTTAAAAACAAGCAGGTAATTATAGTATGGAATTCATTGTACCAGATACGCTAGTTTTAGAGATTGTTGAACCTAATCAAATAGGACCGGTATTTTATGTATTATATGATAAAAATACGCACATATATGTATTAAGATGTTTAACAGAAACACAGAATATTATTTCATTTGAATGTGATTCTGAAGAAGATTTAATTAATTTTGTAAAAGTTCTTTTTAAAGGTGTGAGTACGACTTCTTTTACGTTGTATAACTATGATAATTTGCCAGCACTATCAAATAACATTACATTTGAATTCTTGAATGAAAATAGACCAGATGAAATTGTGTGTGACTGTGATAAATTAAAAAAAAAGAATTTGTTAAAATATTTAAGAATAATAAGAAATATTTTTAATTATAACAATTGATAAACCAATCTAATGTAAGAACTTGGCTATGCGACATTTATATGCGATTTATGTATACATTTATATGGTATTGTTATCATCGGTAAAAAATTGAATAAATTGCCATTTTAGTTTAAATATAATAATTAAATTACTTATTATATTTATAATAATGAACGATTCAATGTCAATTCTTTTAGCAACGACTATTTTAGCATTAGGTGGTTTAGGAATTTATATGTACAAATCATCTGATACTACAAAAAAATATGAGGATGACTTTGAGGAAGATTATGATGAAAAAAGTATTTTTGGAGGTAATTTCTGGGGTTTAAAAGACGATAAAGAAGAGGAGAATAATGATTTAGAAGAAGAATATGATTTAGAAGAAGAAGAAGATTTTAAACCGCGTAAAAAGAATAATGTTAAAACCCACCGAAATAAAAAATCAACCGGAACTTCAAAACGTAGACATTAAAAATATATATGATACACAATGTCATAGGTAGATTTGTCATATTTAATTTGTGATGTATATGTAATATTGTTGAAATTACATATTTGTCTTAAAATGTTAACAAAACTATTTCGTGTGAGTTGTTTTTCTAAATATTTTCGTTTAGATAAATGATAATACGGAATACAACTATTTAAAAAAACAGGAATTTCTTGGGTATAAATGCCTTTTTTAAATGATTCATTTGTAAAAATATAATGTTTTTCATTTTTTAAACATATTTTATCAAGCAATTCAAATAATAAATTGTTTGGAATTTTATTTTTAAAAATTTGTATTGACATATATAAATATATTTATATTTATATTTGTATTTATTATTTATAATTATTTTATTCACGCAATATTTTATTCATGCAATATTTTAATAATGTTGTTTGTAAACAACGAAAGTTCAATTTCGTCTTCATGTATATTATGAAAAATAGTAATATATTTGCATAAATAGGGTATAATTTTATATTTTTGTTCTTCTGTTAATGTGTCTGTTGTTTTAATAAAAATAAAATAATTATCAAGAATGTCCATGACAGAATACCCTTTTTCATAAAGTTCATAGATAATTTTAATAGCTGGGGCTAATTGAGAACCTAATACACATTTAGTGTATTCTTCAAAGTTTACAAAACTAATATTAGAACATAATTGAGTGGCAAGTTCAAGTGTAATTTTTTTATTAAGAAGTTTAAATTTTTCCATATAATTAATAAGAATTTTTACTGTATTATTTGAAATATTTATAATAAAATTTTGTGCGTTTTCGTCAATTTGAATATTTTCAAATTCTTTAATGCGATCAATTATATTAACGAGTCGTTCTTTTTTTAATGGTTTAATTTTAATAATGGTTAAACGTGATTGTAGACTTTCAATAACTTTTTGATTATTACTACAAGAAGAAATAAAATTGACATTGTGACTAAATTTGTCAATGCAATTTCGAAAAACTTGTTGGCTTTGTTCATTAATAAAATCAATATCGTCGAGAACAATAAATTTTTTTTTACCTTTAATATTCGAACACGTTTGACAGAAGGTTTTAACATCTGTTCTGTAATAATTAATTCCTTGTTCTTTAAGACTATTAATATATAAAACATTGTCTTCATACTCTTTTGGAGAGAAACCAACATAATATTCGCGAATTAAAGTATTTAGAATAGTTGTTTTTCCAGAGGTCATATCACCAATTAATAGAATATTAAGGTCTCCTATTAAAATAAGGGTTTTAAGTATTTTTACAATTTCATTGTCTTCATTAAAATCTTTGAAATAAAGCGGTTGGTATTTGTTTATAAATAACTTATCTGTCATTATTATTATTATTATTATTATTATTATACGTTAATATTTATTTAAGTATATCTTTTGATATAATATTAATGTCTGAAAATTTTTATAATATTTTAGGTATATCCGAAAATGCATCGAAAGACGAAATAAAGAAAGCTTATAGAAGTTTACAGATGAAATTTCATCCAGATAAAAATAAAGGAAGTGTTGACGCAATAAATATGACTCAAAAAATTAATGAAGCATACGAAACACTTGGAGATGAACAGACCAAAGAAGAATATGATATGATGCGAAAGAACCCATTTATGAGAATGAATGGTCATGGTCATGCAAATACTCATATGGATGATGTTCCGTTAAATGATATATTTAATATGATGTTTGGTGGAGGGGGGATGCCTGGGTCGCCTTTTGGAATGCATGGAGTACCCTTTGGAATGCCACCAGGATCAAAAATACATGTTTTTCAAGGTGGTATGGGTGGTATGAATAAACCAATACCGATTATAAAATCATTGCAAATAACTATGGAACAAGTGTTTACTGGCGGATCAATGCCATTAGAAATCGATCGATGGATATTAGAAAACGGAATAAAGGTTTTCGAAAAAGAAATAATTTATATTGATATTCCTCAAGGAATAGATGAAAATGAAATGATCATATTGAGAGATAGGGGGAATATATTATCAGACCAGTGTAAAGGAGATATAAAAATAAATATTATTGTTCAAAATAATACCGGTTTTAAACGTTCTGGATTAGATCTAATATTTGACAAAACAATTACATTAAAACAATCTTTATGTGGGTTCGCATTTGAATTAAAATATATAAATGGAAAAAGTTATACATTAAATAATAATAAAGGAAGCATTGTGCCGCCAGAATATAAAAAAATATATCCAGAAATGGGATTAAAACGAGGCGAACATAAGGGGAATATGATTATATGTTTTCACATTGAATTTCCGTCCATTTTAACGATTGAACAAATCGACAAACTAGCCGAAATTCTTTAAATAATAGATTTATAAATGGTTTTGTAAAAAAAACAACTTAAAGACAACACAATGTATTAATATGGTGGGGTGGGTTGCGTCGCGTTTGTTAGACACATAATTCTAGGTATTATGTGCACATATTGTGTGTTTATTAGGAGATTCCCAAACGAGCTTTGTTTTCAGGCAGAGTACTTTGTTACTTGGTTGATTTGGAATCCTGATTGGATGTCTTGTTATATTTATTCTTAATTCAAAAATAGTTATATTTACAGAATTGAGATTTTATAAACCAACCAGGTTATACCCTCTCCACCATACAAACCGCATTGGTTTGTGGTTGAAAATTTGGAGAAAAACGTTAATTTGATGAATGTTATTTATTTTTGTGAAATAAAATAGCGTTTAAAATAAAACCTTTAGGCTTTGGGTTTAAAGTTGTTGGTTTTGTCCGCATTTATTTTAACCTATTTATTGTCTTAATTAGAAACAATTCATTTTAAAAGTTTTACCAAATAAAAACGGATATAAGTTAATGGTAAACTATGTGACTTCCAATCACACAACTTGGGTTCGATTCCCAATATTCGTATCAATGCCTTCTTTGCACAGTGGTAGTGCACTAGTCTTGTAAACTAGAGGTCCTGGGTTCGATTCCCAGAGAAGGCTTTTATGTCGTTTGTATTGAAATACTTAATTGGTTTAGCCGAATTAAATATTTTAAGATGTATATATATAATATGGCTGGCAGACCTCATAGAATTAGAAGTATAAAGTCTTATGTAAATAATATTGACGCTCATACATTTTCAGGACCGATGAAAAGCGGAACATCTCCAAGTGTTGGAGTAACACGCAATTATTGGTATAATTATGCGACACAGTGTAACCAAAATCCAAATCAAATTAAAAAGAGTTATGATAATATGGTTTTCTTAAATATTAATCCGGCTCAAACACCTGTTAGTTGTGGATTTAGACCAACCACAAATTATAATTACTCTTATAACGCACCTGGAAAAGTAGCTTTTTATGATGCAAACGCTAAATATGATAACCATTATTATAGACCAAGAACTCCTGCAATGTTTACGTCTGGTAAATTTATAAATCCATCAAAACACATGACTGGGTTTGTTTCAACCCCTAACTATTAGATATTCCATTTGTAGTTAATGCCGAATCTTTCGCAAAATCATATGAGAAAAGGTGTAAATTATTATAATTTTTTTTAAATAACTTATAATAATAATAATAATAATAATAATAATAATAATAATAATAATAATAAATAAATAATAATAAATAATAAATAATAATAAATAATAAATAATAATAAATAATAAATAATAATAATATTATATGTTTGAAATAAAATATGTTCGGCTAATCGATTTAATAGAAAACGCTCCGAATAAAGTTGAGGTATTTAAAAAACAATATCTATCGCTTATGAGCGAATTAACTTCAACTATTCACATTGAAACATCGTTATTTAAAAAAAATATTGAGAGAATTGACAAAATGGGCATAATTATTATTGGAGTTTTACACGATTTATCAAACAATACTATTAAAATAATTGCCTCAGGAACACTTATTATTGAACCCAAAATAATTAGAGGAGGTAAAAATGTTGGACATATTGAAGATATCGTTGTTTCTGAAAATATGAGAGGAAAAGGCATAAGCCAAGAACTTTTAAATATGTTGAAAACATTTGCTAGAGAGAATAATTGTTATAAAGTTATACTTGATTGTGACAATGAAGTTAAAAATGTTTATATCAAAAATGGGTTGGACGTTAAAGGGGTACAAATGGCTGAATATTTTACTTAGTTTATCTCATAAAGTAACTCACCCTTCTCTCTATAACTTTAACAATAAGCATTTAATTGTTATTGTTAAATCATAATAAATATTTAATTTTATTAATAAATCTTTTTGTTTAGTAATAAAACTTTATTTTATACACATAACAAATCAAATGTGTTTAGGAAATTTTTCTTGTTGGAATATCGCTTGATACAAGATAGATTGAATTCTCAGTAATAATAATATATTCAGTCCCGGACTTGTAAAATTTTTGTATCCCACTTGTGTATTCTTCTTCATTTTTTACCAATAACTTTTCACCATTTTCTCTAGCTCCAATAAGAGCTTTTTTGTCGAGAGAAGGCGTCCAATAATCCAACATAATCGGCTTGTCTTCAACAATAGCTAGTTTGCTAGCATGTTTCATGGTTACATCACTCGGCAACCTGTAATTAAAAGGAGCCACTTCAGTCTTTGAAACTATTTTTTGTTCAGACATAATATATAACTAGTTAATATTTTTGTCTTTAAATACTTAATTAATTATATATTTAAATAATAAAAAATTTAATTTTGTTAATTATTTAAATATTATTTAATATAAATATAATGGATGGTCCTGTTGACAAAGAAGTAAAATTTTCGTTACATAATAATGAAAATTATAAAAAAGAACTTGATTGTGAAACATGCGATGCCGTTAATAAAATATCTACATTATTTATTGATTATTTTAAATTTATTAAGGAAAATATAAATTTGAAAAAAACTCCATTTTCAAGATTTATTATTATAAGAGGATTAGACACAATCATAAATGTATTTAATTACATATTATTTTTTACAAAAAATATTGATTTGACTTATTTCCATTGTCAAAAAGCGTTTTATTTTTATGTAGAATTTGTAAGTCAAATTTCAGCGGATGATAAAATGTTTTTGCAATTAAGTTCAAGAGACGCAACCACCTATGTTTATAAAAAAACTATATTTGAAATAAATAATTTAGGAAAACATTATGACATTAGTGATACTATGCGTTTAAAATTAAATAGTATACATTCATACCTCCAGATGTATAAATCTATCTTGTTAAAATTAATTAATAACGATTTTTTAAGTAATGAAAAAACAATGCTCGTTGAAAATATTTACAACTCATTTAATGTGTTAAAAAAAATCAAAATAACCGAATTAAATAAAAGTATTGAAAAATTATATTATATTGTTGAATGTGATGAATATTTTTTAAATGCCTGCTTGTTAATAGCCAAAAAAATAGACAAAAATACTGATTTTTTTCACAAATTTTCATCAGAAGACTTTAACGAAAAGCTTCAAGAAACCCCAGATAAATTTATTAATTGGCTAATGAAGTAAACTCAATCATAATATTTCTACGTCTAACTTTTTTGATTTTATCTTTTGAGGACACAAATATATTTTCCTCACCCAAAGAATGTTTTTGACAAATGTTTATATATTCATTATTCAAAACAATTTTAAGAAAATCGTAAATAATAAATAACACGTTTTCATCACATTTTCCAACAATCAAAACGCTTCCAGTTCTAAATATCATAAATGATACTTCTTTAATATTTTTATATACTTGCTTATTTTCTTCTGAAATTTGACACCCATTTTGTATATCCGAGTCTGGATTATAATAAAATTTACATTGAATTCCAGGATAAGAACACGGATCATAAATAGCTTGGATATTATATTTAAATTTTAAAGTATCAAATAATATTTCACGATTTATAAAAAACCCACAATTGAAATTTGAATTTATTAAAACCGTTTCATTCGTATCTGGTTTATATCCCAACTCAGGATTAACATAAGGGCGAAGCGTTTTTATAACTTCATCTAGTACCATTTGAAATATTGCCTCCGTTTGAATTCCCGGAATTTCTAGCTTTCCAGTATTAAAAACCTTCACATGAAATTCTTTAAAAACGCTCCCCATTTTCATACGAAGTATAATAACAAAACAATTATAGAAAGCACTCTTCTTCTTACATCTATAACTTGTTATATCCTTTTTAGAAATTCCAATGCTTATTTTACGAATATCCTTGAACTTTATGCGACCAAGTGGGTTATCAATATGAGTAATAATATGCTCTTCAAAATAAGGTTCATCGACAATTTTATTTTTAATAAATTCAAGCTCTTCCTTTTCAAGTGAATTAAATTTCATTTGCTTCTTAATAACCCCATTAATAGGTTGTGAATATGTTATAATAGGTATATTCCAAAATATATTTTTAAGTTCAATTGGGGTATTTAAATAGGCTATTTTTGTTTTAGTGCTAACATATATATTAGTTGCTTTAGGCGCAACTGAATTTATATCCATAATAACATTCGCCGAAACAAAGTCTTCATCATTCTTTTTTAACTCATTTAATTGTGAATATTCTTCTTCGTCTGATGATACATCCCCATTGTTAAATCCGGATAATAAGAAATTATCCCATTCTTTATCAATATTTTTTTCCATATCCCCAGCCATTGTCATATATATCAATTTTTATCTTTATATTCTTTATATTAAATTTATTTCAATTATTTTATTAAACATATAATATAAAGAATGCTAACAACCAATCCATACGAAAGAACTAAACCAGTTTTTATTAATAAAAAAATAATAAAAAATAAGAACGCGTTTTTAACAAAAAATGACTACAACCTTGGTCTTAAGCAAAACTTTTTTGACCCATCTAAAAGTTCTCCCCCAAATGATTTTATGATTAAACTTCATATGAGAATGAATAAATATCACATCAATAATGCTGATGGTAGTCTTGTAATTAAATAATTTATATTAATGGTATTGTTTTGATTTTGCGAATGCATCATATTTTCAACAAAATCTAAAAATTCGCTCTTGATATTTGCTGTATATGTTCTAATTATATAATTTAAAAAATCTTTTATTATATTTTTTTTATCGATATTATAATTTATGCTTATAGACTGAATAAAATTTCCAATAACTTCCATTTTCTCTCTATTCATTATTTTTATATAAAGACTATCCCAGACTTCATTATCAATTATGTTTAGCGTTTCATTTTCTAGATTTTGATTTGATTGCATAAAATTTATCATACTTCTTATGTCTGATTTATAAAGTTTTTGAATGCTTGAAAGCGTTTTATGCGATAAATGTAAATTTTCACATATTGATATATTATTTAAAAATGTTATTATATCTTCTTTTGGTAATTGATTAAAACGTAAACGTATAAATTCGTTTTGGAGACCTTCATCAATTTTACTTATATAATTGCATATTAAACAAAATCTTACATTACTCGTATAATTTTGCAATAAATATCTTAATGCTTGTTGAGCGTTTTTTGTCATATAATCAACTTCATCTAATATTACAAATTTCATCCCATTATTAAATAGTGGTTTTGAATTTACGAAAAAATTTATTTGATTCCTAATTATATCTATACCTCGTTCATCTGATGCATTTAAATGTATAATTAAGTCTTTGTTTTTACCATTTACTTTTTCTTGGTAAGTATTTATTAAATTAATAATGGTTGTTGTTTTTCCAGTTCCTGGTGGACCATAAAATAATAAATTTGGAAAATATTTTTTTTCAATTATATTTTCCAAAATCTCTCTATTTAATGGGTCTAATATTATATCTTCGAATTTTTTTGGGCGATAAAGTTCCATATAAGGTATTCCGCTGGTTGTCATTATTTATTTAATACTTATTTATTTAATACTTATTTATTTAATACTTATTTATTTAATACTTATTTATTTAATACTTATTTATTTAATACTTATTTATTTAATACTTATTTATTTAATACTTATTTATTTAATACTTATTTA